ATGCTTACCGTTAAGCAGATCGACGCCGCCAAACCCACCGACAAGTCGTACCGTCTTGCTGACTCCGGCGGCCTGTTTTTGTTCGTGCCGCCGTCTGGTAAAAAGGTCTGGCGTATGCGGTACCGGTTCGACGGAAAAGAAAAGACGCTGGTAATCGGCCCTTATCCGGAGATCACCCTCACTGAAGCCAGGGCAAAACAGTCTGAAGCAAAAATGAAGCTGCTTAACGGGGTTGACCCTGCCGATCAGAAGCAGGCTATAAAGAAGAAAGAGAAAGAGGCTGTAGCTGATTCGTTCGGTGACATTTTCCACGAATGGCATGCTCACAAATCAAAGGTGTGGTCGAAAGGATATGCTGACGAGATGATGAGTATGTTCACGGATGACATACTTCCGATCATCGGCCATTTACGCATGGAAGAAGTCGAGCCAATGATTCTGTTGAAGGTCATCAGGCTGTTCGAGGACAGGGGCGCAATGGAACGCGCTGATAAAGCGAGGCGAAGATGCGGTGAGGTTTTCAGTTATGCGATCGTAACCGGAAGAGCAAAATACAATCCATCCCCAGACCTTTCTGGGGCCATGAAAGGATATCGCAAGAACAACTACCCTTTCCTTCCTATGCATCGTATACATGAATTCCAGCGGTCTATTAATGCGTACGGTGGTTGGATAGTAATGAAGATTGCCGCGCAGGTATTGCACTATACAGCCATGCGAACCGTCGAGATGAGATCGCTGGTATGGTCAGGAATAGATTATGAGAACAGGATTATCAGTATCGACCCGTCGGTAATGAAAGGCAGAAAGCTTCATATCGTTCCTATGTCAGATCAGGTCGTTGAGCTATTTAAAGTATTGCAGCATATAACCGGTCAGTATTCACTTTGCTTCCCAGGAAGAAACGACAGGAAGAAGCCAATTAGCGAGAATGCTGTTCTTGGTGTGATTCGTAGCATTGGCTATGAAGGACAGACGAGCGGCCACGGATTCAGGCACCAGTTCAGCACCGTACTAAACGAGAAGCACTGGAATAGTGACGCGATAGAAATGCAACTGGCGCACGTAAGCGGAGGAACCCGCTCAGTATACAACCACGCAGCTTATCTTGATATGCGCCGGGAGATGATGCAGTGGTGGGCAGACTGGCTTGATGAGAAGGTGTCATAGAAAAGCAGCGCAAAGCCTTGCAAACCGATGATGATACTGCCGGCGATCAACACTGATGCCAGCAAGCATGAGAAAGAACAGATAAGCCGTACTGTTCAGGAAATGTTTGAAGAGGCGGATATGTGGCTGGTTTCAGATTAAACGCCTTGAACCGTCATATTGCTTAAGTACAATCCGCCGTGACTGGCAATCATTCAATATTCGCACTATCGGACGTTCGTCAGTCAGCCGCAATCATGCTCTTGCATACGGCCTGGTTGCGGCAACTATCAATTTTATAGCTGGATATCCGGCTGATTTTGCTGGCGCTCGCGTTCAGCTTTTTCTCTGGCTTCCTGTGCCTTAAGCTGTTTGATATTCCATGGGCTGTTATGGGGCATCTCAACGCGCAGGTCTATCCAGCGGCCAGCGGGAATATCTACCGGTTCGCCATCTTTAACCGTTTCGGTAAATGAACCATCATCATGTTTAATACCAATCAGGTTCCGGGCAAATTCTGGAGCATTGTTGTGTGTGCGATGATACGTACGGATTGTAATATCGCCATCGGGCGCTATTTCGAAATCCAGCCACAACAGAGGCAGACCGTTACCGTTTTGCGGCACGGAATACCCACCGTCTGCACCGCCCCACTCCGGGGAGGAGTTAAACCCCAACACTCCGGATACCTTATAAACTCCCGTATCCACCCGGACAACGGTTGCCCCTTCGGACTCACTGTTTAATTCGGTGGTCCCGTCCCCCCAAATCTTAATAATGGGGGATGACGTTTTGTAAAATCCATTGGTGTCAGTAATGGCATTCAGCCCCCTGATAAGAAAGTCACGCCAGTCCGTTAACCTTGGGCTGCTACCACCAAATCGCTGGCGTATTCTCGGAACTGCGTCCTGAGCCGTCGGAAATGCAATTTGCGAATAATAGCCATTAATCCCTGTGTTGCCAGACTCTGACATATTTAAAATTACTGAATATGCGTAGGGTTTCCCATTTCCACTGGCTTCTTGTCCATCACCAAGGAAAAATGAACATGTTGGTAATGATGGGTCACCGGCATTAGATACAGTACGGTTTACCTGAAGCGCCCCTATACCATAACATGCTGATTGCTGGCTATTACCACCAGTCCCTCCCTGCGTAACACTCAGGGAAGTCGTCAGACCGGAAAGACTCGTGATATCGCTGTTACTGCCTTTTTTAGCGTAACCTTCAAGCTCTGTTTTATCTGCCTTTTCCGAAAGCGCTGTGGTAATACTTCCCCAGGCTGGCCCTGTATAAGAACTGCCATCCGGCAGCCTTACCGTGATGTTTCCCGTACCGCTGAATACCTGCTGCCAGTTTTGCTTATCGTAGTTCAGCCCGCGCAGGGCTTCAGCGCTTTGAGCAACCAGCGCGGCTGTCACCATATTAAGAGCAACACGTGGGACAGCAGACCAGGCCACACCAGACTGTGTTGGCCCGGTAAAATTGCTGACCAGCGTCAACGCTGCACCGCTTTCCACTGATTTAACCGGGAGCGTATAGGGAACGCCGCCGACAGTGACAACAATAAAATCTCCGGCCGCCACCTCGGTAGTAAACGCGGTCCCGTTGCCAGCGACCACAGCAGAGTTATTCGTCAGGGTTAATGTTCCTGCTGACATAGTTTTTCCTCAGTACATGTTCGGAAGGACAAGAATTGGCATATTGATATTTTGATTAAATGTCATATCAAATCTGTTGTCATTGTAATTACCAACAACCTGGTTATACGCTGACCGGATGTTTCCACCTGACATTACCACACCCTTTTTCCTTATATTAAAATATCCATCCACTCGTCTTGACTGAGCGCCAGTGAATACAATCTGACAATATTTATCACCTATGTATTGATTATTGTCTGTTACCGTTAGTTGCTGGTCATACACAAATGGCCGCTTCACTGTTGAAAACGTCACCTGCCCAGCCGAATTAGTCATGGTAATTCCATCACCGGCTACAGGCGCGGTATTATTGAAAATTACCAGTTCCATTGTTACAGATGCGGAAACATCATCCCGTCCTGAGTAATTGATGTCTCTTACAATAATATTTGCTCCGTCAAATCCTACAGACACATTATTGTTATCCCACTTCCCGAATGGTATTCCTGATACGGGAAGCGCCATCGAGCCGTTGACTGTCACCGTGCCAACGTAAGCACATGTCATTAACCTTGCCTGATTTGAAATTGCAGTGAAATCAGTAGAGTTGGAAACGAGAAGTCCTTCGTTGTAAGTAGCAGCAGGGAGAATTTCAAATACAGTTCCTGCCCAGTTTGGTATTCGCTGGTAGTTTCCCCTGTTTGTACCGTTAACAGTCACACCGTTGTCTCCGTTTCTTGTAACGGATGTCATATATATCGGTAAAACTATCCATGTCTGATTGTCTGCGAACTCCTGAACGTCAACCGGACGTGTCGGTAAAACAAAAACTGTGGAACCTGACGTTAATGGAGTATTAACCTGAAACTGGTTTGCCCCCGTACCGTAACCAGCAAAACTTGTGCAGAATGACGGAGCACGGAGCCCCGCTGTAATCGCCATCGCAGGACGGCCATCGTTATAATCTATCAGTATTCCTTCCGGCATATTTCACCTTATGTCCAGCGGCCAACAACAACACGACCACCTCCTGAGAGATTTACTGTGATCCCATTGCCGTCAATGCGAGTAACGTTATTCACTCCGTTAAATGCAAATTCACCGCTGTCGGCATAGAGTTTCCCATGGAATTCTGGGCTACCAGATTTTGGTAAATTCCATCCGCGTCCACCACCACCGGGGATAAAGTTTGCAGACTGAAGTGAATCGGTAATTTTCGCAAAATCGATGGATGCTTCCTGAATTAATGCGCTACGAATAAATACCTGTCCGTTATAGACGAAGAATGCAGCCTGCCAGTTGCCGGGGTTATTACCGGAATAAATGCCGAACTGATCCGCGGCAAATACAACGGTAGATTTATAGCTATTCCCCGATGGCTCGATAGACATGCCGAATCCGGTGTTATATTTCACACCGTTCCTGACAATCCCCATATTGAGTGTGTAAGAGGCTTTTGCAGTCCCATCACTATTTACCTCAGCGGTCATTTTCTGATTTACGGCTGAGGTTAACTCTCCTTCAGGGCCTATTTGTGCCTGTACGTAAGTGGAAAGATCGGCGAGCCCCTGCTCGGCAGTAGCGACAGTTGTTTTCACAACAAGGATGTCGGCGCGAACCTCCCCATATTGCTGATACTGGTGCTCAACGGTTCCGTGGTTCGCCAGCGCGTTCGACATGATTCCGTCAAGGTTAGTGTCGATACCTTCCTGAACATTTTTAAACGCATCTGATTCGCGGATCTGCTCATCAATGAGTTCTATCATTCCCGGGATATCAGATGACGCCTGACCGGACGCCTCAACGAATTCAGATACCCCGAAAGCATTCCTGGTACGGACATAAACGTAATACGTTTTATCTGCCTGTAGACCATGAAGCGTCCACTGGTTAGAGCGCCCGAGGAACTGAGCCTGGTCTTCAATGTCTGCCGGATTGACGATCTGATTTTGCCCGGAGTACCAGAATTCAAACGAGGTGTCTGTCGTTGCCGTAATGCGCATAACAGGAACCAGGTCAGCAGAGAACAAGCCGGGCGTCCAGATAACACTGGACGGCGCAGGTGGTGCGCCGATAACCATGCTGATTTGCGTCTCAGCACCTTTCATTCCGTTTTCATTCCGGCCGCGAACGCCAAGCGTGTAATTACCGGCATTCAGACCAAAGAATTCATAGCGGAACTGGTCTGTTTCGTACTGCGCCACTACTTTCCCGTCAGCGCTGTACACGTACAACTCAAACACCAGCTTTTTGGTGGTAGTTGCCGTCTCCCATGTAGCAGTGACCTGGACAGTCTCAGAGTTAGTGTTGATGATACGCAGGTTCTCCACGTTCGGCACGCGGTAACCGTTCAGCGTATCGTTGGGAACTTCAAACACGGCACCTTCATCAACAATGGCCTGTTTGTTCGGATCATGTTGCGATGCGGTGATGCTGTAGACAGAATTATTATCCGTCTCTGCAACGCTCAGGATGCGGAAGAGTCTGGTAGAAACGCTGCTGGTAGAGATGGCGAATACAGTACCGTCACGAACCCATGCTGGCGTCGCTTTCAGCGTCACTATATTGCCAGTAATGCTGCCAATCTCATACTTAACGAATTTTCCGTCACTGCCCATGATCGACATGGTGTCGCCTTCCGATATCAGAGACGAATCAACCGCATCAACGGTAATTCTGTTACCTGCATGCGACATAATGCGGCCGCCAAGACGCGCACCCGCATAGTTGTTGTCCATGACTTCAACGATATCACCCGGCGTAAAGTGGATAGCATCGCGCGCCATCTGGAAAGACAGTCTGCTGCTTTCCCGTTTCGCCGTTTCAAGAAGCCATTTCCCAGCGCGCCATGCCTGACCGCGAGACGTGCAACCGAATGCTTCAATTGTTGTTTCGTTGTAGTTTCCGCGAGCGATCATCTCATCGTCGGAAACGTATTCTTTTACCTGCTCCCAACCGTTATCCGGATCAGTCCATGACACAACAACGGCATTGTATTTCTCTGAACGCTTCACGGAGCTGCGCTTGAACTCGCCATCAACCACGTTAGCATTCGTGATTGTCGCAATCGGGTCCTGTGGCGCATCCAGCATGACAGACAGTCGCATCCCGTCCCACAGTGCTATACCGCGAAACATGCTCGCTATCTTGTCGAGAATGTCACGCGCACTCACCTGCTCGGTAATATAGGCATTCAGCGTCATCCTTGGTTCATGCCCGCCGTAGCCATCGTTAACAAGCTGATCGCAATACTGTGAGAGGACGTACAGCGCACCGTCATCTATATCGATATAACCGGCACGTTTCGCCAGGCCAAAACGCGTATTCTTCGCCAGTTCACGGAACAGCCACGCCGGGTTGTTAGTCCACGCTTTTTTGAATCCGCCAGTCCACAACCCAGAGTAAGTTCTGGCTATCGGATCGTAGTTGTCAGGAACATCCACAATCAGGCCGCGAAGATGATATGTGCGACTAGGGGTATCGGTGTACTGGGCACGATCAATAACTGCACCCGCAATGGCGGAGAACGGATAGCTAAGGTTGTCGTCGGTGATTTCACTGTAGCTATTCCAGATAGTGCCGTTGGACAGCAAATCGCTGCTGCTGTCGGGTGTAATGCGGCGAACGCGAATATCAAACGGCTTGATATCCGGAGCATCAATCAGATGGGCCTCAAGATACTCGCCTGATATCTTTCCGGTGATAGTCACGGTCTTTTCAATAACCCAGCCTGAAGCACCAGTTCTACTCTCCAGCACCATAGTGACGGAAGTGTTATTCTGATTGCCTTTAGTGTCCTGCTCAACCAGACCGGTCACACCAACGTTGAACCGCACCCGGGTAACGTCCTGATCGGTTATGGTGCGTACCAGCGGCGTGTCATAGGTTACTTCGGTGTTCACGATAGTTGTTGCTTCAATAGCAGCGAATCCGTTAATGGGTGATTGCGTTTCAGACCCCGGGCGCCAGGCTACGCTTACGCCATTTACGCTTACGCTGCCTGTCGCGTCTGTTACTGGGGTTTTGTTGAGTTTGAAAGACGACAGGTGTTCCTGGTCAACGGGCCCGAAAATCGGACCTTCCGAAATTAGATCCAGTACCCGGTAAAATTGCTTTGATTTGAGATTATCGTCGAGTAGTTTGGGGGTTGATGCTTTGCCGCCGCCTGAAGACATAATGCCACCTTAGCTAATAGATTCCGTCCAGTCCTGGATGTTGCTTGTGTCGATACCTAGAGAAATAACATTTGAGCCAACTTCCATCTCACCGAGTAGTATTGGCACAGGTCTACCCTGCCCTACTCTGTTCTCCGCACTGGTAAATGAGTTATTCGTTAGCGTGTTTGTCTCAGCCGCTTCCGCTGACGTTTTAGTTTTCATGTTGCGGGACATGTATACCGAGTACGCAATTGAAGCCACGCTGACAGCAACCGCAATCCATGCCGCAGCAGCGGCAGTGATAGCACCTTCGACTACCGGCACAAACAGGACTACAGAACCATCTTTCAGGTGGCGATCCAGATGCCATTGCATAGCCGATGCCTCAACATCCTCGCCCGCTATTCGGATCCGAAGTCTTGTATTGAGGAATGCTTTTTTGAATTCGTGATTCTGGGCAAGAAGCAGTCGCAGTCCCTGAGCTGGCGTACCTACGTTCAGAGGGATTTGGCGGTAAAATCGGCGTAAACTGCCAGCAAATTTAAAGATGAGCACTGTTCATGTCTCCATATGGAATGCATCTGCTTAACATATGCCGGACGCATTGGCTCTCTCCGGCTCAGATGTCCGGCGTGGTCGTGGTGAAGTACTATGTTTTCTTCGAGGAGAATCATTGCGTGGCAAGGGTCAGCGCCGGGGAATGGCTGCCTGATGATGACGTCACCTGGTTGCGCTTCGCCAGTCGATACCTGGCGGAAGCCATTGATAGGCATGTTGCTCAGATAGAGATTATCACCGCGCAACCACCATCCGTTAGTGCGCTCAAAATCAGGCAGATCAATGCCGCACAGGTGATACACGTCCCTGAAAAGGGTGTAGCAGTCCATGATGCCATGTTCGAACCTGCGGCCCAGCAGGAATGGCACTGGTCTGAATTTCAGTATCCGGCCATCGCACGCCAGCCACCACGGAAGACCACTGGTAACCTGCATCTGGCGATCAGCACCAGACAGGAACGGTACGTTTTGTGGGTGCGAGTGAAAGACTGCCGTCACCTCTCCTGCTTCCTCGGCCACCAGCCAGTCATCATCACTGATACGGAAATGCATACCTGGATCGGGATGTATGTTCCGACATCGGAACAGCCGTTCGTCATCAATGATTAAGCCGCACACTTCATCCTGCGACGACGCCGCATAATCGAGTAATTCTTGCATCAGGAGACCTTTTGAGAGCCGGGGAAACTGCTGATTGGCATTGGTTCCGGTCGCGGATAACGGAAACGGCAACCGCTACGGCGGTGAGAGCACTTATCTTTCGCCGGGTCTGCGGTTGGATTATCGCGCTCATCTGCAACTGGCGGCCCGTCATATCCACACCCAACGCCGCGATACTGCCACTGGCACACGTCAGCCAGAATAGTGCGAGCCGGGATAATGGCGTTATCGCAGTCAATCGGTGTCGCCAGCGTGTAGGTCACCTGTTCAAACGTCTCTTCCGTCATCTCCTCGACAACGTAGCGGGAAACGGCCTCCTGTGTCGGGTCTGCATCAGGATTACCGTTCGGAAAGTTAACCGCATCAAGATATTTTACCGGCACCTGACGCCGGGTAATAACCACGCCCAGCATGTCGTCAAAGTCATGGTTAATCCCGGTCAGCAGGCCGGTAACGTTCGCCACCGCCATTGATGGGCGGGCATATGTGCCTTCGTTCTTTGACTCGAATCCTTCAACCGCTATCGGGTACGCCTGGTACTGGTTACCTTTCCAGATAACATTGCCGTAATAGCCGTTTGTGCCTGAATGGAACCTGATAAGGTCGCCACCAAAGGGTTGCAGGTCAGCTTCGAACAAATCGATGAATGCGCCTACTCCGGCGTCAACGCTGTCGATAATCAAATTTGCTGGTATGTCGCGCACGGCAAACTCCCATAAAAAAAGCCACCCAGAGGTGGCTTATCGTTAATCCCATTCTTCGTGTGATGCAGCATCATCCAGCGCATGAGCTATCACTTTCTTTTGCCAGTCAGTGAATGATGGCCATGCGTCTTTGAGCTGTGGCGTAATGTAGCTTCGCCAGTTATGAGGCCCCGAAACCGCTTTAAAGTCTGGAGCATCCCAGTCGTCCGCATCGAATCGGCAACACATTTCAACATCATCAATTTCACGTTGCTTCTTTTCTTTTTCACCTAGCACAGGTTGCTTTGCGAAAGGCCTGCAAATCACAGCTCCATGCAGCAATTTAATCATCTTGGCACCTGTTCAAACGTGGCCGTCAGTTCAAACAGCGGCCCGGTCTTTGTCATATTCCAGGAGCGGCAGACAAACAGCGCCTGCACTCCCGTATCGGATGGCGTCCAGTAGAATGACTCTACCGCCATTCGAGCCTTGAGAAATGCCTCAGCATCCTTTGCCGGGTTGCTGCGGCAAGCGCCGCTGACTCCGCGAAAGGTGAGCGAATATTTATCCATTAACGGATTGATACCCTTTACCTGTCGCTGCTCGTAACCGTCACCGAGCTTAACGACAGCTACATTTGGGGTTCGCTCAGCCTGATAAGCTCGCTGTGGTGTCCATGTGAATGTTTCTGGCATTAGCGTTTATTCCTTGGTTGGATTAAGCCGCCCGGGCGGTTGGCCTGGTCACTGATGTGAAATAAAGTAACCTGCTTCATCATCTGAGCCATCTTAGCCATGGTCGCGTCATCTATGCCGCCAGTGGTGTTGATTTCGAAAGTGATGTGCTGCACCACCCCACCGCCACCTCCGGCCTTGTCCGCCGGAATAATCTTCCCTGACTGGTTCGGGATGAATGCCTGCTGCCCACCTGCGGTCTGGAAGATTTCAGAGCGTCCATCTTCGTTGATGCGGTAGGCGTTGCCAGCTGATACTGTGCCGCCGTAACGGCGAGCGCCAGCAATAGAAAGCGCCTGCCCTGCCGCCATGGAAGAACTATAGGCAGCCAAACCGATAGCAGATGCTTTGCCCTGGGTCGCAATAGATGCTGCCATAGCCGCAGGAGCCCAAGCTGTTGCAAGAGCGCCAGCCTCATCAATCTGTGCGGCAGTTGCAGCAGATGACATGGCCTTACCTATAATCAGGCTCTTAACATACTGAACTCCCATATCCACAATGGCGCTTACAACGCTGTTGAGTATTGTCGAACCAATATTTGCGAATGACTCCTGCAGGCTTTGGGTGCCATTGATAAGACCAGTTATCGCGTTGGTTGCGCCCCCCTGTAAGGAATCGATTGCAGCGCCAAGCATGTTGTTGATCTCGCTCTGCTGCTGCCATTCCTCCCACATTGCGGCCATGCGTTTCTGGTGATACTGATCTTCAATTCCTGCGCGGACAGCTTCAGCCTCTGCAATCTTTTGCGGGTAAAGTTGAACGTATTCATCTAGCTGGGCCTTCTGCTGCGCGTAGGTGTTATCCACTGCGGCGACTGGAGAAACCTGCCCCTGCAACCCGGTAAAGTTTTGACCCGCCTGTGTGCGCTTCCTTTCTTCTTCTGCGGCTGCTTTTGTTGCCTGCTGGATTTTCCATATGGATTCCGCTTGCTGTTCAGCTTTGGCAATCTGCTCTCCTGATGCTTTATTTCCAAGAGCAACTACAGCGTCGTATTTCGCTAATTCGAGAGAGCCATCGGCGTAACCAGTGTTCAGGCGATCGAGTGCGGCTTGCTGTCTGGCGAGAGACTCTGTTGCTTCATCTGCCTGTTTCTTAGTGGACTTCCCACCACCTCCTTTTCCTCCCTTATTGTTATCGGTCTGAGGTATCTCCACATGCGCTGTTTTTTCAGCCTGCCCATAAAGCCCTTTTAAATCCCCGGTAAGATTGGCAATTTTCTCGCTTAATACATCGACTTGTTTTGGAGGTTCATCTCCTATAAGCCCGTCAGCTAAAAGTTTTCCAATATATCCAGGATTAAGTTTTGAAATAGCACCAGCGAGAGACCATAGTTTATCTGCAGTTGATGTTGACGAGTCTCCGAGTAACTCGATGTATTTTGCCAATCCATCAATGACAGTAACTGCTGCACTTGATGCTCCAGTTGCGTCATTTATTGAGGAGACAAGTTTTGCAAATGATGTTTCGAGAGAGCCGGTAGCTTGTGATAATGAACGTGGAAGCTTATTAAATTCCTCGTTAACAACTGTCGTTCTGTCCTGTATAGCATTAAGAGCATCTTGCGCTGTCAACTTTCCATTGAGCATTCGCTGACGCAACTCACCCATGCTAATACCCATGCCAGCAGCAATCTGTCTTGCTAACTCAGGCATCTGTTCGAGGATTGAGTTAAATTCTTCTGCTCTGACAGTGCCTGACGCAATTGACTGCCCAAACTGGCGAAGAGCATTCGACATTTCTTCTGTCGAGTTTCCGCCTATGCGACCAATTTTTTGCAGCGTATCGGTAAGATTTAATACCTGAGCATTCGATGCGCCAGCTTCTTTAAGAGACGATGTCAATGTTTCCCACAGTTTGGTTGTATCCGACAGACTGGCGCCTGTTTTTGACGATATTTGCGTCAACGACTGAAACGTTTCTTTTGCTGTGGAGGCATCCGTTGAAAGCCTTGCTATCCTTGCCTGGAGTTGTGTCATGTTGTCCGCAAGCTCAAGGAACTTCTTCCCCCACTCAACAATTAACGCAACAGAAATGGCGGCAGACAGCTTGCTTATTGTCGTAGACAGCTTTGACGCAGAATTATCAGCCTTCTTAAACCCAGTATCCATGTTATTGGTTACAGATGTAACCTTCTTATCTGCGCGCAGCAGCTGAGCAGTATCAGCCTTAATCACATATTCAATATCACCGACGTTTTGGGTCATTTCACTTTCTCCGGGCAATAAAAAACCCGCCGGAGCGGGTTACGATTTACAAAATTTGTAATTATGGCCGCATAACCTGATTGACTTACTTCCGTTTGTCGACCAAGCCTCGATTGATTTTACGTAAACGGCCTTATTTTTTGCATCAATATCAAAGAAAACAATACCTTCTTGATAATCCAATGGTTTTTCTTTTCCAACGATATTCCTGAAAGTCGCCGAAGCTCCATAGGTATTGTCATTCTTCCTTTCTGAAACCTTGGAGCTTCCCCCCTGGACAATGAAGCATGACGCTGATTTATCTCCGCATAAAGCCATTGAAAGTTCCCTTTTCCCTAACTGGAAAGCCTCGTCCTTGGTTGGCGGAGTATCATAACACCCAGTCAACGTCAGCATTGATGCCAAGAGAATTGTTTCTCGTTTCATATCCCTATCCCCTTTAGTAAAAGATGAGGGAATCCTAGCAGGGATCTCGCGCTCGAAAAAGAAAAGCCACCCGGAGGTGGCCTTGCGCAGATTAGCGGCTTTCGCAACCCATCTGAGATTTATCAATGATCTGCGTACCTTCTACTCGGAAACCGTAGGTTCCGAACAGGAAGGCATGGTTGAGCTGGTAAATGACCACATCACTCAGACCAACAGCGCACTTATCTTTCTCAATAGCGCGATCCATTGCTGTTTTAACGCTAGGAATGCCCAGCGGGAAAATGACAATCGGAGCTTTGTCTTCACCAGTTACGCGCTGCCCTTTTTCAAACTTAGCTGCGTTCAGGTTGTAGTTTTTGGTACTACCTACGGTCATATCAGCAACGCGAACAGTACAGCCAGACAGCATTAAAGCCCCGAGAGCTAAAGCAACTACCTTCTTCATTTTATGTTTCCTTTGATTGCAATCGGAAACATCCTAACATCATGAATAGTGAGGTCAATGAGAAAACTGAGCTTATCCTGCGTTAGAAAATGAGCTTAGCTACAGCCATTGATAGGCCCGCAATTCCTACCATGACAGAAACCGTCCAGATTATTTGCTTGTTTGCGGCAGTTGATATGGCTCTGTCCATATCGCTGATACTGGGTTTTTTTGATAGTTTTTCGTCAATATCTAACTGTTTCTGAAGAATTACCGCCACATCTCTACTTGTTCCTGATGACGTGTTACGAAGGTCTCGAATGTCAACCCGCGCCTCAGACAGGTTTGCTTTGATATCCTCAACGTTGGATTCAAGCTTAGCCACTCGTACTTCGAGCATTTCACCACCTCCGCTTCCGCCGCCACCATGTTTAGGGAAGTCTCCAAAATAAATATTATCATCTATTTTTTTATTAACCATTGGTTCCCTTCCCTGAATCAGAAAGCTTCTGTTCTACCCACTTCAACACGGGCCATGTTGCAAAATGCATAGAAAACGCACAGTTTTTGCATATTAATCGATACTCATATTTAACCAATGAGTATGGAGGCCCATCGGTGTCGAGTTTGACCGGGATGGCGTAAGTGCTGCTTTCGCTCCCTTCAGGTCCAACGGTCATTGTGCTGGCGTTGGGAATAGCAATATCCTCACTGCCACACATTGGACATACGACTGTTTTGACGCCGCGTTCGAAAAGATATTCAGAGAATAGCTCAGGTGTGACTTTCTCCAGTCGCCGCTGAAGAGTTAATTGAAGTTGTATTTGGCGCTGTTTTTCATCTTCCACGCTGATTCACCACGAAATGTATTTCCGTAAATTTATCACGCGAGGCACGACTTCATAAACTGATCATCTATCCATGTAGAATACAAAACCAGCAGTTAAGCGGGTTATCGCTGCCTACACAATGCCAGGCAAATACATCTGCACTTCATCAGCAACCCTTTCGCGCGCTGCATGGAGTAGCTTTTTGCGACCACCAACTCCCCACTTCGCCATCTGACTGGCGCACTGGCTAATCGCTTTGGTTTCGGTGTTAATCACATGGTCGATTTTGTTGAGGCGAGACATGGCATTAATGCCGAGGCGAACTACTGTTCTGAAAACCTCGTATACCTCAATTTCAAATTCGGGCTTAATCCAGGCCGCGTAGCGAATAGCCAGAAGTTCAACGCCCCATGCCCCACTTTGATCACCACCTTTTATTACCCTAAGCGGTTGATTTTGTTCCGAAGCACTTTTTAGTGCTTTGGATTTGAGGGCTTTTACGAAACGTTTGATCTGGGCGCTGCGGAGAAAGACGCTGGGTCTTTGTGACTCGGTGGCCTCTCCGTTTGCTACCGCAGCAGCATGAAGATCGTTGAGACTGTATCGCCCTTCGTTATCGACACGAACGGATACGCCGTTTACAGATACGGTTGGATAGTGCATGAGGTTTACCTATAGAAAGTGAGCCTGTCACACAGAGATAGCCGCCCCAGAGTACAACTAACTCTCAGGCTCGCTTTCTGTAGGCTCTAGGATTATAACGTGCGCGTGTGAAGCGCGTTGGGTTTATTGCTGGTATAAAAAAGCCCCGCAGGTGCGAGGCTGTTTGTGTTGTTCTTAAGTTGATTAATGCGGCCCGTTCCGTTGCGCGTCGATCGCCAGCATTCGTTCAGCCCAGTCCATGACTTCGTCGTATTTTTCCTGAGTCGGCACTCTGGCTTTCTCTTTCTGCGGAAATTTAGCGTTCATGGCGGCGCGGAAGCTGGTCATTGTCATGTTCCATGCGTCTGACTCGCTCATGCCGAGGTGAGCAACAGCGGTGTAGACGAATGACCGTACATCGAATTTGTCGCTGTATTCGCCTTTCTTTCCTTCGAATTCTTCCGGTGGCTGGTCGCCCATTACACCATGAAGAATCAGATGGCGGGCAATCTGGATAACATCCTCGATCGGGATGGCTACCGGCTTGAACAGAAGTCGTCCCGCACTAGTTACCGAGTAGGAACCGATAACTTCAGCAACGTCACCTTCAGAACAGCGCTTGACTACGTTGGCTGCAGCTGCCGCCATTTCAGCAAAGCAGCGGGCATTAGCCGCTTTTAGTATCTGCGGGTCCGCAATTCTGTGCTTTGGGTAATGCCCGGCATGAACCTTAACGAAAGCATCAACAATCTGTTCCGGTGAGCCAATACGCGACATAGCGAGGAATGACGGATTGAGAAATATCTCTTTGCTACCGGCCCGAATGACAGCCTGGCCGATATCGGTGATTGCTTTCATAACATCACCGCTTAAGTCCGCACAACATACCGCCTGGCCTCATCTCTTTGCGGATGACTTCGCGAGTGATATCACGCACAACATCGCTGAGACGTTCGGTTTCTTTGTGGTTAGCAAGCGCATTACACATGATGCCGTTGAGGTTCTCACTAATGGATTTTTCAAAGATGGCAAAGGCTTCAGTATTGAGTTCAACCTTGCTTTTCAGTTCTTCGACAGCAACGGACATGCCTGCCGGGTATTTCTTCCCGCCATTGTTTGCGCCAGTGCTGATGTTGTAGATGTTAGTAACTGGCTGCGGCGTTTCGATTTTGGCTGCATGGATGGTGCCAGAAATGAATGCGTCCTTGATGAACACCTCACCATTCTCAATAACAAATGGCGAAGTATTCTGGAAAGACTCGAGTAATTTCTTCGAGAGTCTGACGCGCTTGATATGTTCCACCGCTTCACGCACCTCATCAGAGGTATATCCGTACTCAACACTCACGCATGGTGACTCTTTTGGGTTTTTCATTATTTTTCACCTTCTGAAAAGGGGCTTCCGCCCCTCATGCTTATTATGCGTTGACGATAACCGTCGCCGCGCCGGACGTCACGCTGCCCGCTGTGGAGGAAGACACCTGACAACTGTATGATCCGGCATCACCGGCAGCCACGCTTGCTTTGGTGAATGTTGCTGATGTTGCGCCAGAGATGTCACTACCACCCTTCTTCCACTGGTAAGTCAGTGCTGAATTGTCAGACACAGTCGCAGCCACCGACAGGTTCAGCGCATCACCAACGGTCAGCGTAAGATTCTGCGGTTGAGCGGTGATAGTAATGACCGCACCAACGTCGCGCACGTCCACACTACCAGCACTGGATGCCTCAATAGACCAGGTGGCAACGTCATCGTGCGGCGCTTCATCCTGCCATGAGGTCACCATGAACGGCCCTTCGGTAATATCGTTTGGAGAGATGATCTTCAGCCAGACATACGGCTGGTTACTGGTCTCTGCGGGTGGGTTGTAGACGTGGCGTTTAAGCGCGTTCTGCGCATAAACATCTTCTTTGCGGGTAACGCCGTCACCAGAGAACGAAATGTTCTTATAGGTAACAAGATTTTCCTGCGTAAACGCGGCGCTCATATCGGCAGTTGCATCTGCAGTTTCCCACTCTGCATTAACTGTTTTACCGCGCATCATGCCGAGTCGCTGGTAAGCGCTGGCGGTAGGTTGTACTTCCGGGCAGCCAATCGCGTAATAAACGACGACATCACGCCCTGTGAAAGCACCTGCTTCACATGCCATGTCTTTATCTCCGTGTTATCTGGAAATGATGGTTTGAAAGGAAATATCGAAGAGGTAACGGCCTTCTTCGGTCTGGATGGCGGTGATGCCGCCGATTGGCTGCATCGAGATGATGCACTCAGTTTTGTAGTCGTCGATCATCGCCTGGCGAATTGCATCGGCGCGGTCTTCTACTTCGTTGATGTCACTGTCGTTCTGGCCTGACAAAACAAGGATGCGGAAAAAGTCGCGTGTTATGGCTTCCTCAGGATTGCCACCGCCGTTTTGCTGGATGACAAGGTATCTTTCCCCTTCCGTACTCTCCAGTTCATTCCAGAAGCGTTTCTGGATGCGATAGCCAGCATCAAAGCCATGCGATTGCAACCACGCTCTCAGCGCGTCATACACTTCGCTACGTGTCATACTTTGTACCCTTGCTTGATGATGGCCTTTATCTCGTTGAAACCGTCACGCTCGAAGCCTTTGGTCAGGAACCCCGGCTCGGCATCGGGATCCCAGTAGTTCCCCTTCCCCGTGCCGCCACCGAATTCTTTTCCAGCGCGAGTTCTGCCGAAGTGTTCACGCGGCTGGCCTTTTAGCTTCCCGGACATACCGTGAACGGCGGCAGCGTATGCAGCCGTGTACCCGACCTTTCCCTGCATCCCACCGGGCATTGGTTCAAGCTTTTTGTACTGGCTGTTGATAAGCGTGGATGTGTCAATGGGAGTGAGTAGCGCGGCGTGAGATGATCCGACAATCATGACCTCAGTCAGCACTCTTTCTGTGCGTGGCCCGGCAATTTCTGCCAGCACCTTGCGGGTGTTCATCTGAACACGCTTGATACCTTTAACGGGCATGATCGCCTCACGTCAGAATTTTGTAGTCTGGTTCCTCGCCGAATGGTGACATATCCCATTCCGTCACCGCTTTGATGACGTTCGCGCCAGCTTTCAGGGGATCGGCCTGCGCCGTTGTGTCACCTCTGGCGATATACCAGTCGCGTAACGGCATGGTCGCATCGACGCCGTTACACTTCAGTTCAGTGAAGAAAATCAGGTTCGTGGTGAACTCTTTCCCGCTGGCATCTACCGCAACTTCATTGTTCGCCGTCCAGGTACAGTCAATCAGGTAGGGAGTTCCGTTTGTCCAGGTGCTGTTCCAGTCGTCATAGACGCGCGGGTAGATGGTCGCAACATTGGTGTAACTCCAGCGTGCTATTTCAGACATTGCCATCCTCCCACCGGATCACCTCCGGTTTTTCCGCTGCCACCTTTCGACACAACAGATACCAGTCACCGTTGCTTTTGACATAGCCGGTAACGCGCTTACCAATGTCTGTCATCACCCAGACTTTGACGAACGGCTCAGGCAATCGCTGCTTAACCGATATCCATGCCATTACTTATCCCCATTACACATGCAACCACCTTTACCAATCCAGATACCAGCAAACGCTGTATTGGTCGGGTCTGGGGGGATGAGTCCATTGGCACACCTGAATTTGTCAGCGCCACGCAGCAGTGACAAGGCCCCCTTCCATCGGTCAGCAAAAGACTGATACCGAAATGAACGCGATGCGCCGTTAGGCGCGGTCTGAGAGCTGATGTATCTATCACCCTGCCCCAGCGCCATTAGCCCCAGCAGGTAGGACTGAATTAGCAGCGCCGTTGCGGGCGGGTAATGTGCATCGAGGCACTCCTGAATACTGTTAGCCTGCTCTACGATAGCCTGCAGAATGAAATCTGGCAGCGTGATACCCACTGACTCCAGATATTCCTTGGCCTGTTCTGTGGTAATCATGCGAACCTCTTATGGCCCTCCGAAGAGGGCATAAAAAAACCGCTTTCGCGGCTATTCGTCTTCTTCGTTTTTACGGCGTCGGCCTGATTTCGCTTCTGGAGTTGCCGGTGTTAGGTCACCACCCGCCTCTCCACGCATCAGGCGAACGTTCGACTTCAGGGCTGGATGCAGTTCTTTTATATCCACCACATCGCCAACCTTTACGCCGAACCATGGTCGTACAACTTCGTATTTAGCCATACCATTTCCTTACACAAGGTTAGCGCCATAGACAACTCCGGACAGTCCTTGGTCGTCTGCGGTGATTTGCAAACCTTCAGCAGACATGATCTGGAAGTTGTAGTTAACGTTAGGTAACGGACGCGGCAGCGGCACGACGCCAACAGCCATACCAACCAGCGGAGAAATGATGTCCTGACGGCGAACATAGGCAATGAACTCGTTGCCACTGAGCGCAAAGGTCGGGCGAATTTCACGAACAGGCGCAAATGGCAGCACAGCATTCAGTACGTTGCCGCTAACTACGCCGTTTACTACATATGGTTGAGCCAGGTTAGCCCAGATTTCAGGTGACACCCACATCACATCATACTGAGCGACTTTGTTGGCGCGCGCCAGCGTACCAAATGCGCCTTTCCCGAAGAAAGCAAACAGTGCTGTCATATCGGCAGTGGTCAGGTCGATATTTGCGCCACCCGAACCAGAACCAAGGTTGATCTTCTTGGTGTTACGGTGGTTTTTGATACCCTGCGCCGGGTAGGACTGCACCTGAATATTCGGGTCGCCGTTCAGATAGTAGTTGACGCGCTTCTGGTTAAACTTGCGCATTTTAGCCATCTGCGAATCCAGCACAAGGTCAATACCGAGAGAGTTAAGACCAGCAGCATGACGCCAGTTCACGCCGTAACCTGCGGTGAATACCGGAATCGGGTCGCCATCACTCGCATATTCGGTATGGTCAAATGAGAATGGAGCCTGACCGTCAATGCTCACAGACACATCATCAGCGATATCACCAATAACGTTGTAGAGCTTTGCAGTTTTGCCAACAGAAAGAACAGTCTGCACACCAATCAGGTCGTTGACGATTTCCATGCCAACCTCCTGATCACGCAGTTGCAGCACCTGACGGTCAATCTCGGCCCAGAAATCACGCGTAAAACCGCCTACAGCATTAACCGCCAGCCATTCAGGAGTCATATTAGAACGATTTGCCGCAATCATGGCATCATGCTGTGCGTTCCACATGTTGCGGTTTGCCCAAAGCTCATTCCAGTGACCACCAAGGCGCGAGTTGGTCGCCAGTGTCTCTTTAGAGAAATACATATATGTTTATCCTTTTGTTACGCGCCTGCAGCGGCGGCAGTGCCAACGCGCATACGAACGCGAATGAAGTCGGTGGTGCTGGCTGCGATGGTGAACTCGTCCTGGCTGTAGCCGATTACTGAATCGGTGTCGCCAGTTGCCAGTGTGAATTGACCAGCCGCACCAAGCTTAATCGGGCTGTCCTTCTTGTACGCACCAGGTACACACAGAAGCGCAAGTTCACGACCTTCTTCGACATAGTTGCCAACAGCAGAATCGCCAGCAGGAACGGCATCACGAATGCCAAGCCCCTGATGATAAGCACAATCAATAATGTACATGCGGCCAGTTAATGCTGTGGCTTGTGCGAACTTACCATCACCGTTAATAGTGACGGCGGTGCCTGGCAGTAGTTCTGCGGCGGTGAGACGGGTTTCGGTCTTGTAGAGCGATTTCCCGTCGATATTAACGCGACGATAACGTGACATTATCCAGGCTCCTTATTTGAAGTATTCAGATGCGGCAGGTGCACCGGTTTCTTTCTGCTGTTGCGCAGAGTTGGTACCCAGCGGCGCGGATTCACCGATTGTTTTAAACATCGCATCCAGTGCTTCGCCTGAAAGAGCGTTAGCCACGATCTCGCCGTGAACTTTCGCCACCGCTTCACGCTTGGCTTTCTCTTCTGCGCGGGAGTTGGCAGTCAGAGTTTCAGCCAATTGCTGCTGGTTGGCCTGCAACGCATCTACCTTTTCTGCGAGAGGCTTGATCGCTTTTTCGGTATTGGTGGCAACGGCCTCGCTAACCATGCTGCCGAGTTGTTCCAGTTCTTCTTTGGTTAAAGGCATGTCGCCCTCCGTTTTGTGGTTTGTTGCAGGCTGCTCCTGCGGTGTGAAAAGAGATTTGAATTTGTTGGCGACGATAGCCACCCATGATTCCTGTCGTGCGACTGACGTTCCGGTGTCGTCGAAGGTGATTGCGCCGCCATCTGACTTGTAGCCAAATACCTCAGCAGTACCGCCATTTCTGACGATTACCGCCTGAGAATCAGTGAAATCAGCCACCCAGGCATATTCATCCGCGCCCGCCGCAAACTTCGCTTTGGCTGCGCGATCGAGGCGCTGCTCGCGCTCCCGGTAGGATTCTCCCACCAGCACGCCTGAGTTCGCCTTAAGCGGCTGCGCCAGATCAGCGTTAACCATCAGGCCAACGCCCTGCTCCGGAGTAGCGGCTCCAACTTCGTGCAGCAGGATCGCGTCGTGGTCCATACCGTGGATATCTGCCACCCACTCAGCACCTGTGGCGCGCTGCTGATCGTTGGGCTCAAGCTGGTCGAGGAATGCGGCAACACTGGTATGAATCGGCGGAACGTCTTCACCGCGCTCAATGGCAGCGACACGTTCAAGCAGTTCCCTGCCACCTTCAGACTCGCTGGCGCGGGCCACATCAACCCACTTTTCGAGGTAGATGCGATTACCGGACTTCTTAACGTTGCGGTTCCACGCGCCGATATGGCCTGCGTTAATCCCCTCAGGCGAGAAAGCAGAAACCAACTGACCGTTAACCCGAGGATGCCCAAGCGGTGCCAGGGTGCCTTCCAGCCCTTTATAGTGGGCGTCGATTTGCTCTTGCGTGTACAGCCCGCCATTCATTACGACGTTCGCCGGCAGCGTGTAGCTCGGCAGCACCAGGTGCTCACGCCCGTTGTATGTTTCGCGCCTGATAGACTGGCTGTTCACCTTCGTGGTGATGTTTACCTGAATAGGCATAGTTATTTCTCCGCCCAAGCGTAACCGCGCGCCTGCATCGATTTATATTCTTGTTTGATTTTGGTAATGGTGTCTGGGAACTGAGGCCTTCCATCGTCGTCAACCAGAACTGACTGTTGGCTGCATTTGCAGTTGATACTGTTCGCATCCTTTGCATACCATTCACGAACCTCTTCATTTGTGTAGAGGTGAGCATGGCGCACGGCGTGGGTGTGTCGCGTTGTCGGTGACAGCGCCGAGATGTGAACCAGAAGCGTTTTCAGGCCGAAGAGGTCATTCGCCTCCTGGTCTTCATCCCACTTGGCTCGACGCAGCGCGGTAGTCACTTCGGTTCGCGCTATACGGTTAGCCCTGCGCTTCTCGATGCCAGTCTGTGCAGTAAGGTTCCTGGCAATATCCAGCGGATTAAGACCTCGCCCCACTCCATCAGTCAGCACGCGCGCCATATCGCGCTTAACGTCAGCGCTCAGCCCCTTCATTTCCTCAAACACACGCGCATGTACCAGCGCCATACGTTGCTGATACGGGTCACTCGCGAGGATTGCCGCCAGTGACTCGCGTCCCGCTGCATACACAGGTGATTGCTGGCTGAGGTTGTAGAAGGCTTGCCCTGTCCCTTTCTCAGCAGCCAGGTCGATGTACTCGTAAAACCACAGGTCGTATTCGTTACCATCAAGCAGCACCTGGTCTACCAGGTAACTGGCATCGTTCAGGATGATGGAGAGCAGCGTTGGGTTTAGCTGGTATTCGTATCTGGCGTTTACTGCGAGGGAGGAAGGTATTTTGTCGAGTGCTGATTTGTACGCTTTGCCAATCTTATTCATCCGCCTGGAGAAGTCTTTCATTGCCCGGCGTTCCAGCGCATCGGCCCCGGTCGGATCCTGATAGTTACGCGGCAGAATCGGTGGCTTTGCCCTCTTCGTCACCATCCTCTTCTCCTAACGGCTCTTCGTCATCATTGTCATAGCCAGCAGCTGTGCGAATCTCCTCACGGCTAAACGCCGGGTTGTCACCGCTGCCCAGCATGGTCTGGTTAATCTCGCCCATGGTCTTGGCGTTGGTGAGCTTTTCAGTACCGGTCTGTTCGTTCAGGTTATCCCATATCACCGCTTTCTGGCTGACGGAGTCGATAATCTGCAGCTCAATGAGCTTGTCGCAGAAGTCCTCTATCTCGAATGACAGGTCTACGCGGCGAGACTGACATCGGGCGTTGAAATATTTTTGGTCTTCAGTACTTGAACGTTCTGCCTGCTGATTACCAACCAGAATTCGCGTAGGAATATCTACCCCTGCGGCTGCTGTCTGGAGGTTCACGTTGTATGTTGCTGTAGGGTCCGCAACTGATGTAACGAGGGGTGTAACTGTCGCCCCCTGTGTGGTCATTAGCACGTCGTTACCACGGTTAATTTCCCCGGCAACTTCGTTAAACTTATCCTGTAGTTCATCGATACTCACGCCATACAGCGACGCCAGATTTGTGAAGTCGATTTCCTTTTCGAAGTTAACATTAAGCTGGCGTGCAGCGTTCTTCAGGAACGACTCACCTGAACCACCTTCCACCTTCTCCAGGCTGACAAAGGCGTTATATGCTGGTTCAAGGAATCCGATTGCATCTTCTGAGTAATCCCCCAGGATGAATACTCGGTCAGGGTGAATATCCACACGGCGGCTTGAACCATTCGGCAACCGTTCGGTGTACTTCCACATCTTCGGCTGGCCGTATGTCTTCGAGTTAATGCCAGTGTCCCACTCGCCAACCTTCAACGACCCAGCCCATGACACGGAAACCTTCTGTAGCCCACGACCTTTAGTGGCAGGCAGATTCCAGTCTTTTCCATCTCGGATGTGCAGCAGGATTCCGGCATATCGCCCGACAAGACGACGGCGATCCGCCTCAGCGAATGAGCGCCATAATCGGTTGGTGAATACCTGTTTGGACTTTTTCTCCCAGGCGGTTTCGTCTTCGCTATCGTCAGCATCGTCAACCTCAATGATTTCCGGGTTGGTCTGCCAGCACTTGCCAACAAGCTTCTCTACAGCACCGTGGGCAATACCACCGCGCCGGTACAGGGAGTAGAGGTTTTCGTAGGTGACCAGCTCAGGGAAGCCGTATTCGCACCATGAGGAATGGCGCTTATTATCCAACCCCATCGTCGGCACCATCAACCCCATACGGGCGCGAGCAAGCCTGACGTCATTCAGCGCGTGATTGACGGCGAGAGTTAATTTGTCAGTCATGGTTTGTCCGTTATGGTCGCTTAGGTGGTGGCAGGATTTCACCTGAAGGAATTTTGGATGCGCAAGGTTGATAACCAGGCCATCCTTTACGCCTTCGCTCGCAGCCAGGGCATTTGCATTTTTGATTCATGGCTTGTCAGTTGGTGGAGTTAAGGCAATAAAAAAAGGCCGCCGGAGCGTCCTTGTTATGGTGGTGAGGTGGCTGGACTCGAACCAGCACTCAGGTTCAGCATTAGCATCATGCCTGCCCTGCTGGCGTTAGCCAGTTGATGCATTACTCTACCCATCTAACCCGCAAGCGGGAATTGAGTTACACCTCATTTTCAGTTTAACGCCCTTGAAGGCGCTTAGGAATCATCATCCCCATCGGTTGCGTTCCATTCAGTTCAGTCAGTGCGTAAACCATCGCATCGAGGCGGTCAGGTGATTTCTTCGCGGTGGCGGGGATGTATTCCATCAGCTGGTTCTCCAGCACGTAGAGATTGCCTTGATTTGCCACTCGGCCCTGTTCGTATAAAGCGGATATCGGTTCAGCTCGTGCATACTTTCCTTTGCTGGCATGGACACGAATGATGCGACCTTTGAACCCGGCGTTGCGGAGTGTCTCCTCCGCCATGTCTCCACCCTGGTTCGTCTCAATGACTATCGCGTCAGCTTCGTGTTGCTCATAGGCCGATATGGCTTTCTTGGCCCATCCAGCAGGTGAATATTTGCCGCTGTAATCACCATCCACAGAGAACTGCTTTTTGTCACCTGCACCATATGAACTGGCAGCAACAATCCCTGTTTCATCGCTCTCGTCGCTGTTTGTTGCCTGCGGGTCAATCGCCACGACCGTGCGAACCTTGTCGTGATGAATTTGCAACTCGCGTGCCGCGCTGATCATCACCTCTGTCCAGAGAGCGCCTTCAGCGTTAAACCTGCGAGGCTTCTGCATATACTGAGCTTCGGCGGTGCGCCGGTGAGAGAACAGCGAAACGCGGTGCGACTCGTTGTGCTTAAACGGCCACAACCAGCCATCAGGTAAACCATGGTCAATCGGTATAGCGTGTGAGTTCTCAGGGTACTGCGCAGCGTATGGCTGACTATTGTCGATAATCACCGGCAGATTCAGGTGATGCCATTTCTCGCCACTCCCGCCCCGCAGAAGATAGCCGCTCAGATCGTGGTAGTGAATACGCTGCATGATGACAATCATCGGCGTCGTCTCGATCGCCAGTCGTGATTTGATTGTCTCGTTAAAGCGGTTGTTGACACCGTTTCGCACAGTATCGGAATAAGCGTCATCCGGCTTAACCGGGTCATCGATAATCAGCGCGCCCTGCCAGCCTGCTTCCATATGACCGGCACGAAAGCCGGTAACCTGCCCTGCAGCCGATGACGCATAGACACCGCCGCCGTGCTCAGTCCACCACATAGCCTTACTGTCAGCATCGTCACGCAGCGCCATAGGCCACATCGACTGATAAGCCTGTGACTTAATCATGCCGCGAGCTGTGGAGGAGTTCAGAAGCGCAAGGTTATGCGAATAGGACAGGTGCATGAATCGAGCGCGGTTATTGATTGCCAGCCCTCGCCCCATCATGTTGATGGTTGCCAGTTCCGTCTTCGTGTACCCAGGCGGGACGTTGATGATCAGGCGCTGAATCTCACCATCAATGACGCGATCCAGCGTTTGCTGAATCACCTTGTGGTGAGGCGCGACAATCATCTTGCCGCCGGTGCGCTGCTTGAAGAAATAGCGAGCGTAATAAAGACCGTCCTCTTCGCATTCAACCTTACGGGCAAACGCCCTTTGCTCAGCAGTCGTCATCCTCCATCATCTCCTGCCTTGCGGATTTGTATTCCTCTTTGCTCATGGTGATCGTCTGGATGGCGCCACCATTCGGGCCGGAATGTTCAAACTTGTGCTTATTGGTGTAGGCATCGCCGCATTCTTTCGCCGCCTGCTCAATGATTTCGGTCGCCAGTGCAATGTTTCGCATCTTTTCGGCGTTATTCATCATGCGGTCAAGAACGCGCAGACGGTAAGCCTTGTTGGCGATCGGGATATCGGATATCTCGTTCTGAAATCGCTCGCGAGTGGAATGAAATAAATCCACCCACTTCTTGCTCAGGTTAGCCGCCATGGCGTTTCCGGGGCTGTACTGCGACACCTGCTGCCGCGAAACATCCACGCCAAATTCCTGCTTTACAAGCTCAATAACCTTTGTCGGTGATTCAAAGCAAGCCAGCGACTGAACGATGAAGGCTTTAACCTCTGTCGATAATGCTGCCACAGGCTACCTCCATGACAATCTGAATAAAGCGTTACGCCAGCTTTAACATGCACGTCCCGCATGACCTGGCTATATCGATGTGAGCCACTTCTGCTGGCGCATTGGCCGCATCAACAAGCTCCTGCACTTCTTTGCTGGCACCGTATCGACGTACGACACCAGTGAATTCTTCGACGTCGTGGCCGCGCAGTGTAAGCACTGGCCGCCCGGTCTCTTTGTTGAACTTAGGCGCGCCGAAATCATCGGTGGCCTGGGCGATATGGTAAAGCTCATGCTCTACCAGCGCGCAGAACTCGAGGTCGCTGCATTGTTGGCAGTAGTCGGCCGCCAGCGTGATGATGAACTTGGGGATTCTCCCGAACCATTCATACATCTGCTGTTCCATTCTGGCTTTCTGCCAGCCACCGGCGCGGAGCATTACCTGTTCAGCCTGACCGAGAACGTAACGCCCTTTCTTCGCAAAGGAATCAGACGCCCACATAAAGCAGATGTCAGCATCGAGAAGATGCCCATGGTCTGGGTTATAGATGCTTCCGGTGTCGATGAGTATTTGCCTGTTAACCCACTCATGCACTTCGTTAGCGGGGATCAGCCTGGTGTATGGCTGCCAGTTTTCGGAGGCGATGAAGTTAACTGGCGGATATGGCCTGCGCTCGTCATCGTTAGCCATGGTTTACTCCGTTTTTACTTCTTCTGTCTGCTCTACCGGTACTGGCGTGAACTGCACGCGCTTCACATCGGCAGGTGCGAAGTACAGCCACTCGCCCGTCTCGGTCGCCAGCGGCACAAAACCATTAACCAGCTCAGGCTGACGTCGTGACATCTTGCCAGTGAAGGTTTCGCCTGTTTGGGTGGTTAGCGTGATTTGGTAGATGTCTGGCATGATTACCTCTTTACCTTTTCGCAGCTGTTACTCTGCTTCTCAGAAGTGCTTGGCCACTTACGGCTTACCCGTCAGCAAGATGTGATCACCATCCTTGCGGGGTTACACAAATCATTATCGAAGCCCCTCGGTGAAGAGCCTCTGTAATGACTCTGCTTCTTCTACCACAGCGCAGATTAGCTGATATGAGCGCAAACCCCGCATTGATTGAATATGGTATTGAGCGGGTAAATCGCGGTATGCCCTGTTATTGATTAACACCACCCACTATCACGGGGATGTTCCGCTATAGCGGCGTGGTCTTAGTTAAGATGGTGAGACAGCGACAGGACGGCGCGGGTTAATATCAGGCAGCCTTGTATCTTTCGGCAGCGAGCAATCCGGCAATCCACTGGATTCCTTTAGGCGTGAACTTCACCTGAGTGAAAGCATGACCATTTCCGGCCTCACCAGTTTTTACAGTGAATCGACATGCATCCAGATGCTGTGCGTATGGCGTCATCTTTCCTGCCAGTCGGTACATGATTCCGTTATCGAGCAGGAACAAGCGGAAGTCACTTTCTTTCACCTTCAGAAGCTTTGCAGCCTCGCGGAAACCGATAAGCCCCGACGCCTCTACGTAATGGTCAACGAACTCCGCTTTAGGAGCCGCAATAGCAAGCTTGCTCTCCAGTACAGCCTTCTGTTCAGCAAGTTCTGCCGCGAGCCTCAATGCTTCAGGCAAGCTTTGTGGAATTTGTGGTCCGTGCATCACCTTGAGTTTTGCCAGCACTGAGCGCCTAACTGCTTTTGACTCTCTCATGCCGACAAGAGTCATCTGCTCCATGTTAAGCATGGTGTAATGCGATTTATGACCCGTCCTGCCAACTACGAAATTTTCGTAGTTTAATTCTTCATCAATCTCGTCATTGACCCGGGCATGAAAATCAGAAGGGCGAACCGGCTTTTCTCCAGCCTCAATGCGAGACGGGTTGATGATGTTGTTCAGGAAGTCCAGGCTACTCATGGACACTTCTTCTACTGCAATCAGATTGGTCATTGCGTTTACCTTATAAAAATGAGCCTCGTTGCCCAGAAACACCGCCCACAGAGAAGCCGCCGCTTATAACGGTGATTCTCCGAAGCTCATTTCTGTAAGACTCTGTGACTTAATCGCGCCGGGCATGGCGCTCAGACACAAAAAAAGCCCGACCGTAGTCAGGCTGTTCTGTTTAGTGGGTGACGAATCACTTCAGGCACTGCGTCCTGATGTATTCCTGCAACGTTCTTAAGGCTGTTTTGTCACTGATAATCCCATCTCTGACACCGAGAACGTTTCGTCCAGCAACTGGAGAGAGTTCGACGGTGGCATCATTGCCCATGCCGGAGGCGCTGGAGGTTTCGGTTGAGGCTGACACTGGACATCTGCCCTTGACGAGCACCCGACCACCATTATCAAGCTTGCGCTGCAGAGCATCATTCTCAGCTTTTGCATCAGCTAACTCCTTAGTGTATTTGGCATCAAGTGCCGCGGCATCACGCTGGCGGATCTGCATGTCTTTGATGGTGGCGGTCGCCAGGCTGAGTTGCTCAGTCGCTTTATCACGTTGGTCTTTGTAGGTGATAGCGTTATCGCGGTAGTGGTTCACGAAGAGAGTCAGAGCCGCGACAATTAGAATGAACACTGGGGTTAGGTTGAATCGACTCATAAGAGGATTACCCCTACGAACAGGAACCATCCCCACCCATCATGACCATTCGCTGCAATGACTCCAGCCGCCGCCATGCATATTACTGAAGACAGGTATTTCATTTCTGCCCCCACAAACAGACTTCACGCTCAATCTCACGACGGGTCATCAGCCCTTTCCATTGCTTACCGCCAGCGTATGTCCAGCGCCGTAGCTGGTCACATGCGCCTTTGATATCACCCTGGTTGATTTTGCGAAGAAGCGTCGACGTTCTGAAATTGCCAGCGCCCACGTTGTAGGCGAACGAGTAAATGGCGCCGCGCGTTGTTTCCGGTATATCGGCTTTGATGTACGGGTTAATTTGTCTGGCGACCGTGGCAAGGTCTTTATTCAGGAGGGCTTTGCATTCTGCTTCGGTATACGTTTTACCAGGCATGATGTCTTTTCCGGTGTGGCCATAACACACAGTCAACACACCAACTACGTCCTTATATGGTTTGTATCTGACACCTTCCAGACCATCGTTACCACCGGGGCCAGTGATTAACACAGATGCTATAGCAATAGCCCCGCCACTTATCGCCGCTATTACGCTATTTCGTAGTGCCGGTGACATTGCCATTCAATCTGTCCTCACGCTCTTTGCGTTTGTAGTACCAGTTGATGCCAAATGTGCCGACAGTACAAAGAATACCAACGATTACAGCCCAGTCATTCAGGGAGAGAATGCCACCCATCGCAGTCAGTCCTCCGAAGCTGTAACTGAACCATTCTCTGATTTTGTCCATACGGTACATGCTCTACCCCTTCATTGAGGGGATTTGCTCTATTTAATTAGGAATAAGGTCGATTACTGATAGAACAAATCCAGGCTACTGTGTTTAGTAATCAGATTTGTTCGTGACCGATATGCACGGGCAAAACGGCAGGAGGTTGTTAGCGCAACCTCTTGCCCCCATCCTCACGAAGCCCAGCCATAGTGCTGGGTTTTCTTTTGTGTAAAACGCCCTACCCAGTCGCCACGAATGAGCAAGGGTATCTGGATATGTTCTGGTGATTGGTGATAGGACGCTTTCAGAAAGGTCGTGCTTAAAACGCAAAAAGCCCCGCATCGCTGCAGGGCCTTCTTTCAAATCCACCTTAACAAAGGACGGATTTCTACTGTTAGAAACGATATTAAACAAAAATCGCCACTTTGTAAAGAGCATTTTCTACAGAACTCCTTTTCAGTAGAAAATATTTATCACTGCGTGACTTTGCTCAACATCTGATTTGCATATTCCTCCTGCTTAATACACTCACCTACCAGACTTTCGAAGAAATCCTTATATGACCTGCGCCATGTGGTTTCAGGAATATCAATCACTGTTGCGCAGATGTACTTTCGAACGCTATCAGGCAATAACCGAGCATATCCTCGCCCATTACAACGTCTGCATGTTTTGTATGCAGGGACGCCTCCTTGTAGAATAGTTTTCTCTTTATCGATAACAACACCTTTGCCATTGCACTGGCATGCGTTGGTCAGAACCCCCTTCCCTTTGCACTTATTGCACAAAACTTTCACCGTCTCCTTGCGCTCTGAGAGGTACGGCTGCCCGATGCTTTTCATCGTCATTACCTCGGCATCGATAAACTTCTTACCGCCGCAGCAATCACAGGTTCTGGTACTGGCAGCGCTTCGTGAATAGTCAGCAAATGCGAATGTTGCGAGAACTTGCATTACCTTTGGCTTAATATCATTTTCGAGCTTACGTAAGGCAGTAACCTTATCGCAGTGCTTAAGAGCATAGGCAGTCAGCAGTTCAATAGCTTTCTCACGGTCATTGCTGCTGATTTCCATCTTCCCAAGAAACGCACTGTAACCCAACGAGGCGCGACTTTGAGTCATACCCATAGCGGCCATCACATCAGTACCAGTTAACGTTTCTAAAGCTGTTGCACGAGGAATATCGTTTATCTGTGTAGATTTTGCGAAGTGAAACTTCACTACATTTTCCAGATTCATGCAGCATCGCCTCCCGATGTCTTGTTCAATCCAAGCCGGTTCACCAGTTCACGCTCTCGCTCATGCAGATAATTCATTGCCTTCTGGTGTTGCTCCGTCATCTCTCTGACGCTGCGCAATTCGGCTTCGTCACGCTCACGCTGCTGTTTCGCCTGGTTAATGCTGGTTACGGTCATAGATACCTCTCCCGCCCTGATGAATCATTAAAACGCCGTTAACGATGGCGTGATACCTAGCTTCTTTGTCGTACAGATAGCGCCTGACTGTGTTTCGATGGCACGACAATCGCCTGGCTACTTCTGTCTGGTTTCCGTATGTCTCTATGAGCATATCTGGAATGGTTTTGACAGTGTGTGTCATGCGGCCTCCAGTAGTTCCGTAATCATTGGCAAATTCCCGCACGTCTCAGTCACTACCAGCACAAGCATTCCGCCTTTAATCGCCTGACAGCGCTTGATGCGCATATCGTCTATCTGGCCGTCATCCAGCCAGAAGCCCGCACTAGTGAGTGCGTCAAAAACGGCTTTGGGCAGATTGTCCAGGTCGCGTTTGCGGTTATCGGGAGGTGCTGCGAGAATGGTGATTCTGATGCGAGGTGTGATTTTGATGTCTAGCTGTTGCTGCTGGATTATTTCGATTACTTCTTTTCGGTATCTCTTGCCCCAATCGCTGATGTAGTGAATGCCTCTTGAATGTCGCCAGTACCGGTTATTCGATGGCGGCCAGGGTAGCTGCAAAAGATATCTATTCATCTGACAGATAATCTCCCTCCATTCACCAATTGCTTTAGAGTCAGGACAATGGCTCTATCCATTTCAGCCCTGCGTTCTTCCCTTGTCATGTCCTTTCCGTTATCTATGCGCGTATGGCATTGTTCGCATAGCGCTGCCGTTAAACAGTCATCAACCTTCAGGCCTATTCCCTTCCCTTCGTTCCGATGTGCCGCCTGAACCCCATATCGACCACACAGAACGCAGCAATCTATCTCCCTTACTGCTTGCAGCCATTTATTGCTCCGATAAATTGCCATTCGACATATCTCCATTCGGATCGCGATATACCAGCCATTCGTTGATGCACTCTTCACATGCATAGGTTTCTTCTGGCGATAGCTCCTTCGTGCAGCCTGCGCACAGCGTTCGACGTATGCTCAGCTGCTCGTAGGATTGGGCTTCGTGGGGGCTAAGCATTGGCCTGCTCCTGCATAAGGAGAAACGTAATCATCGCCGCGCGGAGAGGATTTTTCTGATAATTTGTACCGCATGTACGGTTAAGGTTGGCTGTATGGCACCAGGTTGTCTGAGGTTCGGTGCTATTATCGCCATCAAACTCAATAGAAATTCTGTTCTTTGTGATAATCGGCCAGGCCGACTCGGGAGAATTGCAATAATCGGGAAGGTCGTATGTTTGAATGCCATTTGAGCCATATAACCACCCTCCTGTCGTGTTGTCAGGATGAGAAGGTCTTACGTGCCACGTGCCATTCATGACGATATCTGCAACGCGCTTGTTAATTTCAAAATCTGATAACTGTGAATAGTCCATTGTTATTTCCTCGCATGAGTTCTTAGCCACCTGATATCCCACAGGTGCGCGGTGTAGTTGAAGGTTGTTACGTCTGATTCGGTAGGTACTGGCTTGGGTTTGTTTCTGGAGCGTTTGGTGGGGATGAATATCAGGTTGTCCATTGCGATTTGGGTTATGCTTCGTCGCTGTTTTCCCATATAACCTCAGAAGAAGTTGTAGAGCTGATTCAGCACGTTCTGGTCTTTCGTCTTGCCGAAAACATGCTTGATAGCTGCATTAATCATGGCGCTGTAGCAGCGCTCGAATTCATCTGCCTCCATGCTGCCGTATGACAGGCTTTTAGCCTCCGCCCTAACCTCACCTCGGATGTTAGTCACCATGTCGTAGAAGCCAGCCAGTATCGTCAGGTCTTTCCTGAATCGGTTGAACTGAGTGGTTTCGTCGGCATTCTCTAGCCCTGCTCTGTCAGCAGACCAGTGCTGAAAGCAGAAGTTGAAGAAGGCGAACATTTTTCTATGGAATGCGGGATTGCGGGTTAACTTAAATTCGGCTGTGTACATTTCGCCGTTTTGAAACTTGGTAAGTCGGGGTAAATCATGCTCAAACGCCGGAGCGAATACTCCCCCTGCGGTTTTGATCATCTCGATTTGCATTGGCGTCTCTCATGCTCAGAAGGACATAGCCAGGTAGATATGAACCGACATCAGCAACGTGGATAACTTCACGCTCGCATCCGTCGCCAGTGTATTCTCCATCCCATTCGTACAGTATCAGAACGTCACCAACCTGATAGTTGCGGTCGTTTTTGCGAAGCTCTGCCAATTTCACGCCGTCAAGAACAGGAATGAAATGCTCAGGAAGAATTTTCAGTTCATGCCTCATACTCACTCCTTCACTTTGATTCCAGCGGCGCGGATGGCTTCTGCGCATTCCTGAATACCAGCGTTTCTTCCATCACCCCAATCAACCAGGTCAGGAATGGAGTAGTCATCGCTGGAGATATCATTTTTTGCTGGCAACTCAATCGAAATAGCAGAACGTGAAGCAGACCATATTTTCTCTCCCCATCCCTCAGCGCAACTTTTCCGAAGCTCTTCTTGCTCAGGGTGTCTCCACCATTCCAAAAACTGCTTTCTTGATTCGTCCATATCAATCCCCGTTAATCGTTTCACTCACGAATCTGACAAAACCAGCCATGTTAATTTGCATGAGTTTTTTCAACACCTTGTCTCTTCGACTACGTTTTGGTTTTGGCCTGTGGTTGAATCTTTCACAAACTGGAAGGCTTGATGATTTCCAGTACCTATTACGCCTTGCTCCATCTTCCGCCATATCGGCATGAATAAGGTCTGCGAGTGTGCTCATATTCACCTCTCCAGTTACATTGGTTTTGTAATGTTGCTAGTCATCTTGCGAATAAAAAGATGCGTAAGTAGCCTTGCTTCCCACATGTAAATCTCTTCAAGGCGAGATAAATCTACGAACACCGGACCTTTGTAATCTGGTCTTGATGCCCTTATGTATGAGCTAATAGTTTGTGCATCTTGCTCGTCCAGATTCATGACTTCCCTCCTCCCCAAATAAAAAGGCCTGCGATTACCAGCAGGCCTGTTATTAGCTCAGTGATGTAGATGGTCATTGCTTCATCTCCCTTTCCATTTCATCAATGTCAACGTCATCAGGAAGATTGGAGCAATACGCTGCTATACCATGATGATTTATCTCATACCCTTTGAACGTTACCATCTGGTGCGTAATCTCAACTTCATTCAGGAATCCGTCATCGCATAACTGCCTGGCTATTTTCGATTTGGTCTGGATTATTGGTGTTACCTGTTCTTTCAAAGCGTATGATATTTGTGCATCCCATGCCTTTTCGAGAATGGCTAATTGTTTTTTATTCATACGTCAGCCCCTTGTGCATATCGTCTGCCACGCGCAGCAGGTGCATTTGATGCTGTGCAAATCTGTCTGGCTTCATCCTGGTCACATGCAACAAAGTGTCCGTTGCAGAACCGCTGGTAAACCGTACCAAGCGAGCCAAAACGGTTTTTCGTCACAATGATTTCAGCAAATGGTGCGGCGCTACTGTTCTCGTCGTATACCGCTTCACGGTAAAGCATGATGATTGAGTCTGCATCCTGTTCAATGCTTCCTGAATCACGCAAATCTGCGTTTGTCGGGCGCTTGTTTGGCCGCTTCTCAACATCGCGTGAAAGCTGGCTTAGGGAGATAACTGGAGTTTTCAGGTCTTTCGCCATCGCTTTCAGGCTACCGGAAATATGTGCTATGGCGAGGTCATTACGTTCCGCTTTTGGTTTCTCAATTAGCCCGAGATAGTCAGCCATAATCAGTGACAGATTAGGATGCTCCTGCTTGTGGCGTTCGGAAATGGACCTGATTTCTTCGACAGACAAACGCGATGCGTCAACTACCCACACATCCAGATCTGCCAGCAACTTCATCCCGCTTGCAACTCTCGCCCATTCTTCATCGTCCATACGTGACGGGTTACGCAGCACACTGACCGACATCATTCCTGCGCCGGCAATCCCTCTCTCAACAACCTGAATGGCGCTCATTTCCATCGAGAAAATCAACACACCGCGCCGGACGCCAGAACCAGGAATAACACGACTTGCCACGCCTTCGGCTATCTTCAGCGCCAGTTCGGTTTTACCCATACCTGGACGAGCAGCAATAATCACAAGGTCTTCTGCGTTCATCCCTCCGGTGATAGCATCAAGCTCTTCGATTCCGGTCTTCAGGGTATCAGACTCTTCTCCGTTCCTCAGACGCCTGTCAAGCGTGTCAGTGTAATCATTGATAATTTCCCCCAGTCGCACAGGTTTAACCTCGTTGCGTGGCTTCCTGATGGCTGAAAGACGCTTAACAAGATCGTCCATCGCTCTACCTGAAGCATCCAGCGTGCCGTTACTGATTGGCTCTCGCATCTCATCCAGTAGCTGTAAAACCTGACGCCGTTGATAACTGTCTGCAACCATTCCGGCATAACCCTTCAGGTTTGCAGCGCTGGGACATGACCGCGCAGTCATCATCACCGCCGTTGCGTATTCATCCCCGCACTCCTCGGCCACCATCAGACCATCAATCAGGTTCCTGTTTCTGGCCTGCTTTCGAATAACTTCAAAAGCTTTCCGGTAAAGCGGAATTGAGAATGCTTCAGGCTCCAGCGTTGCCAGAACGTCACTCGCGGTTGGTGTTAATCCACCAATCAGCAAGCCACCGATAACGCTCGCTTCGATATCCTGTCTCATGCAATCCCCCTGTCTGCAAACTTCCCTTCCCGAACTCCCGTTAACGAATCTTCCCTCAGCAGGTAATCAAAATCAGCCGTCCAGCCTGTGTCGTTGTCTCCGAAGTAAAACGGCTTGGCCTGATGCACAAACGCCCTGACATACGCCCTGAAACCGTCCACGTTTGGCGTTTTCAGTTGCGGGATGATTTTCTTCAGGCGGCGTTTCCGTTTCTCGTTGACCGAAACAGCATGTGGAAGTCTGTCACCAACTTCGGTGTTGTAGGCGTTCAGGAAGGATTCATAGTCGATTCGTTCTGCCTTGCGACGTTCAGGTTTAACCTGCCCATCACCACCCCCATTGGGGGGTAGGGGGGTTTTATTATTGTTAACTACCTTCTTGTTAACTACCTTCTTGTTCTGTTCATCGGATGGTTTATCGCATGGTTCATCGGGTGAATGCTTCAAAGCCGCGCCATTGCTGGGTTTGTTGTTATCGGATGGTTTATCGCATGGTTCATCGGGTGAAATTTCCTGATATTGACCATAATTTGTGATTGATATCACAGTTCCAAAGCGAGTTCCCTTAGTGGTGATCATCCCTTCTTTGACAAAGAAATTAATCATCCTGGTCACTGCCTGAGGGCTTTTTTCATGACCATCCTGATCGCGTAATTTCCTTCCCATAATCGCCGCTGTCGTCACCAGTTCTCCAGGCATAAGATCCCATTCTCTTCCTGAAAACTCTACTGTGCGATGTTTGTAGGAAGCCTCTCCAATGAGACGAATCCACATCGCAAGTTTTGCTGTATCCTTTGCCCACTCCTTAGACAGAAGACTCCTGAACAAGGAAAAATGCCCCTGCTTTTGGTTTTCCATCCGTGAACTCCTGCGCCCGTGTGCAGCGCTGAAATCATAGACTTTTGCTGTATTGCTCATCGCTACCTTCCTTGACGAAAAATTTTCAGAACATCGTTAAACTGCTCTACGGAAAGGTCTTCCCTGAGCAACTTTTCAATAAAAAAGTTTGGGATGAATGTGTACCCTTTTTCTTCCGGTAGAGACGGTAAAAGCGATCTGGCCTCCGCCTTCAGAAGCTCGGTTCGGGCAACTGCGGCAAATCGCAAAGATGTTTTCTTGTCAATGGACTGAAGGAATCGTGAACGCTTAACTTCTTTGTGCATTTCGGTGATTTTTCGCATATAATTACCTCTCCTGATGCCTTAGAAATCCATCTGGATTTGGTCAGAACGCTCGGTTGCCGCCGGGCGTTTTTTATTTCTCGGCATAACAGCTTCCACTGCTTGCCTTGCCACTTCTCTGATTAAGCTCGTCTCCCATACCTTCTCCAGAAGAACGAACGTCACCGCCATATCCTGAATGTTCAGGCGGCTTACTTTTGAATCAGACCATCCCGCCATCTTTGCGAAATTTGTCTGACCCATTGATACGAGTCGGGCGCGAAGCTCTGTTTCCACTTCGCGTATCTTTTTGCTGTGATTTGTGAGTTCCATTACTTAGTATTTCCTGTAGTTAATAGTTAGTTGTGCGCATTCGTTGATGCGCATTGAAATAGATTTACCGCGTTGTCGGCGGTTCAGATTGGTAAAGAGCGGTACTGCTTATGCTGATTGGTTAGGCTTAGGGAAAATCCCCGGAAGATCTGGGCGAATTTGATATCCCTGTACCTTCCCGCCTGTGGCTTTCACCACAGATAAAACGTTTTGTGGCGAAACTTTCGCCTTGCCGTATAACCATTTCTGAACCGCTGCTTGACTAACACCGCATGCCTTAGCTAGCTCTTTCTGCGTTCCAACAATGGCAATAGCGGTTTTAATAACTTGGTTCATAAAACCACCTCCACTTTTAATAAAACCAATATACAACCAAAGTTGTTATTTTTCAAGTGTTGGGTTGTTTGCCATATAACAACTGAGGTTGTATTTTTGTAGGATGAACATGACTCTTTCACAGCGATTAAAGCTTTCCATGGAGAAGGCGAAGATTAATCAGGTGACTCTGGCCGAAAAGGTTGGGGTTTCGCAGGCTGCTATACAAAAACTTACCTCGGGGAAAGCTAAAAGCTCGAAGAGGATTGTTGAGATAGCTAGTGTGCTTGGTGTAAGACCGGAATGGCTATCTGATGGCCGTGAGCCGATGTTCGTTGAAGAGAGTTATATGGCAAAAGGTGTGTCTGATAAGTTAGCAGAAGGCGTGTTTAGAGTTGACGTACTCGACCTGACATTTAGCGCAGGACCGGGATCATTTATGATTTCTGAATTTGTTGACGTCCTACATGCCATCGAATTCACCACCGAGCATGCGCGATCACTATTCGGTAACCGCTCTCAGTCAGACGTAAAGGTAATGACCGTCGATGGTGATAGCATGTGCCCAACCATACAGTCTGGAGATCGGTTGTTCTTTGATGTTTCTGTTAGGCACTTCAAGGTAGATGGGGTATATGCATTTGTCTTCGGGCAACATTTTCACGTCAAGCGCTTACAAATGCAGGGGCTTCAGTTGGCTGTATTGTCAGACAACCCAGCATATAAGGATTGGTATGTGACGGAAGATAATCAGGACCAGCTCTATATCATGGGCAAGGCGCTTATCCACGAATCGATAGTTTACAACAAACTGTAGCAGTGGCCTGATGAGATATTTGGGTGATGATGGACTGAAGCGATGTTTGGGTGATATTCAAGAAGATTGGGTTCTGTTAACTAATTCAATGGGCTAACATAGAAAGGCAAACGGATATCTAGTGGCAAAGAAAAACGAGAGTCCTCTGTTACAGTCGGATGTTGATCGCGTCATAAACTCCAAGAAAATAGTGGATGTTAGCAGCATAAAATGGGGTAAGAAGCCGCCACCTGGCAGGTCACCGATGTGGTTACAAACGGCTATCACACCTTATGAGGATGGCTCACCTTTGCCTGGCCTAAAGTTTGTTTTACAGTGGCGACCAGCTGATGAATACGGAGATTCCCCTAAAATTCAGATGGTGGCGCTTTACTTTGGTCGAAGAATTTTTGGTGTGGACTCTTACCCAAATGATAGACATACTAACAGAGTCCGGGTATGCCATCCTGACTATGCTGAAAGCATTCTTGGCCCACATTATCACCTTTACTTTGAATCAGCGTTGCCGTATGAAATAGGTCTGATCATACGCGAGAAGATAGCCCCGGATGACTTGTTAGGACACTGGCGCTTTTTCTGCTATAAACTGAATGTTACATGCAAAGGAATACTGCCTTTGCCGACCCAAGAAGATTCGGGACAAATTCCATTGCTATGATGTGCTCAACGATAATTTCCAGACTCGGCTATGAATGCCTACCCATAGGTGAAGAGTCCTTGAGAATAATCAGTCCGTTTCCCTATTGTGACGATGGGGAGCATGTTGGCGCATTCGTACAGCATATTAATGGGAGTTTCAAAGTAACTGATCGATGCGACGCACTTATGAACATGGAGGCTCGTGGAATTTCACTTAACCAAAGTCGCCTTGATGTGATCAGGCAGGCACTCGCGCGAGAAGGCGCTGAGCTAAATGAAAGAGGCGAAATTCTTAAGTGGGCTCATGATGAAGGTGAGCTTGGAAAGGTAACATCAGATGTTATTAGGGCTGGTATTCTTGCTTCAGCTATGTCCATCGATTGGTATTCATCTAACCAATCTAAAAGATTTGAAGCTGAAGTGATTGATTTCATCTCAAAAAGTTCACTATCAAATTTAATGTCCCTTCGAGAGGAAGTCAGTGGCATGAGTGGTCACAATATTGTCATACCTGTTACCATTAAAACCGCAATGCCCAAATACATATTTACCTCAAGCATTAAAGAAGGTGGATCATGGAACAGCGCATATTCATTGCTTGGAAAGCTGATGGATCTTTATCAGGCCAACAACGCTGTTAACAATCGATACGTAGTTATTGACAATGAATCTATCGGCTCGCAAATGCAGCAACTGATACTGCTGTTCAACGACGTAAGCCAAGTTCTTCCATTCGAAAGCAGAAGTTTATGGCTTCCAAAATTAGCTGCATAAGTAACCCGGCCACCGCGCCGGGTTTACTTTTCCTGCCGATCCCTACGTCAACCATTCGCCCGTCAACGTAACTCATTGATAATTATGCCAACGCATCGCTATTTCATCCATTTGCCCGCCACCTTGCCCCACCCAGATACCTACTCTTTCGGCAGTGTCAGAACATCAATAGCCAGTTCTACAGCCAAGTCCACATCCTCTTCCTGCCACAGTACCTGAATCATTTCTATCAAAGCTTCACGCGAAGGTTCGCGCTGCTCTACCAGTACCTGCATCAGCGCAGTACCGAGAACCTCAACCACCTGCGGGTGAAGCTCCGCAAAGAACTCTTCCTCACTTTTCACACTGATTACTCGCTCATTTTTTGTTCAGAACAGTATGGCATAGAGGGTTTGTAAAAATAAATACCCTTAAAATACAACCACAAAAACCTATCATGACAAATATACAACTCTAGTTGTTGACACAAATACAACTAGGGTTTTATATTTACCCCATCAGCAGGACGCTGTTAGCCAAACGGAAAGGCAACGCTCTTTAACTTCGATGATGCGCTGACAAAGCGCGACAAGATACCAAACGAGATGGGTTTGGACTGGCGTGTGGTGGAGCTTAGGCCTAGCTGTACCGATCGGGCCGGACTGAGAAGCCACTTGAAATCAGGAAATTGAGACAGGTTCCTGCGCCAGTACCAAAGCCATTTCACATGAGGGTAAACAGATGCGTAAGCCAAAAACCACTACAAAAACAATTATTCATTTCACCTTAAAGCGTCGTCCTGAAGGCAACAGAAATGGAGACGAGCGAGGTCGTGTTTGGTTTCACAAATATTCGTTTTTAGATAAACCATTTTACCGGGCACCACGCCTGTTACGTCGTCTTTCTTTTAACTTCAACCAATAAAATATCTTTAGGGATCAATCATGACGGTAATCGTGTACGGGAAGTCAACGTTTGCAGGCAATGCTAAAACTCGCCGTCATGAACGGCGCAGAAAGCTAGCCATAGAGCGCGACACCATCTGCAATATCATCGATTCAATTTTTGGCTGCGATGCTCCTGATGCTTCTCAGGAGGTTAAATCGCATCGTGTTGACAGGGTAACAAAAGCAGTTTCACGTGCCGGGAACAAGGTTAAGCAAGAGAAAGTAGAGCGCAAGCAGAACCGAATTTACTACCACGATGCTAATCCGCTCGGAAATAAAATCCACGCCGTACAGAAGCAGCGCGGAAAATCAATTCCGGCTTATTACGATTGAGATGAGATATGGAAGACGAATTTGAAGAGTTCGAAGAGCATCCTCAGGATGTGATGGAACAATACCAGGACTACCAATATGACTACGACTATTGATACCAACCAATGGTGTAGTCGCTTTGTGAAATGCAAAGGCTGCAAGCTTGATGCTGAATGCATGGTGAAGCCTGAGGAAATGGCTCTGGTGAGAGAAGATGGAAAGATTGTCGATAAATGGGCAATTAGAACCACGGCAATGATTGCAAGAGAGCTGGAAAAAATAAAGGCTACATAGTTGGTCTTCTTTTATCTCACTTCAAATATCTAATCAGGTCGCAATGCGGCCTTTTTTATTGCCAAAATTTAAGGAATAACAACATGACCAAAGAAATTGTGACATTCAAGGGATTTAACAAAGACCTAAAGTGCCGTGGCTTTCAGTTTGCAATCGGTGAAACCTTCCATCACGATGGAAAAGTAGAGGCTTGCGGTTCTGGATTTCACGCCTGTGAATGTCCTTTCGATGTTTTCAGTTATTATCCGCCGGCAGAAAGCCGCTATGCGGAAACAATATCTTTTGGTATTACAGACAGTGAAGAAGGAGGTGACACTAAAATAGCCAGTTCCAGTATCACAATTAAGGATGAGTTAACGCTTCCTCAGTTCATTCAACGTGGTATCGAATGGATTTGGAGCAAGATAGATAAGTCTCTTGAGCAGCAGATCATGTGTGGCAGCTGGTCAGCGGCAACTAACACTGGCGACTGGTCAGCAGCAACCAACACTGGCGACTGGTCAGCAGCAACCAACACTGGTAACCGATCAGCAGCAACCAACACTGGCTACCAGTCAGCAGCAACCAACACTGGCAACCGGTCAGCAGCAACCAACACTGGCGACTGGTCAGCAGCAACCAACACTGGCAACCAGTCAGCAGCAACCAACACTGGCGACTGGTCAGCAGCAACCAACACTGGCTACCAGTCAGCAGCAACCAACACTGGCAACCGGTCAGCAGCAACCAACACTGGCAACCAGTCAGCAGCAACCAACACTGGCTACCAGTCAGCAGCAACCAACACTGGCAACCAGTCAGCAGCAACCAACACTGGCAACCGGTCAGCAGCAACCAACACTGGCGACTGGTCAGCAGCAACCAACACTGGCAACCAGTCAGCAGCAACCAACACTGGCAACCGGTCAGCAGCAACTAACACTGGCGACTGGTCAGCAGCAACCAACACTGGCTACCAGTCAGCAGCAACCAACACTGGCAACCGGTCAGCAGCAACCAACACTGGCTACCAGTCAGCAGCAACCAACACTGGCTACCAGTCAGCAGCAACCAACACTGGTAACCGATCAGCAGCAACCAACACTGGCTACCAGTCAGCAGCAACCAACACTGGCTACCAGTCAGCAGCAACCAACACTGGTAACCGATCAGCAGCGGAAGTGTCTGGATCGCAATCCGTAGCGGCATCACTCGGAATTGAAGGTAAAGCGCGAGCATCTGAAAACGGTGCAATTGTGCTCTGCTATCGAGATGAAGATGGCGAGTTAATCCATATCCGATCCAGCAAAGTTGGCGATAACGGAATTAAGCCTGATACCTGGTATCAACTGGATGAAGATGGTGAGTTTGTAGAGTGTGAGTGATGCACCTAATGCGGATTCACCGATTCCGCATTGTGAGCAATATCGCTCATAACCATGACAGGAGACGAAGACCTGTTCTGGTTAGATTGAGAAATCATCCCTTGATAGTCTTGCCGCTCTATATGGGCGGCATTCTTTTTGCCTGGAGGAAAGCATGGAAATCGACGTTCGAAAAGTTGCAACTTATTCATCAAATGGTGGATGGAGAGAAGTAACCGTCAAAGAAGATAATACGACTATTAAGTTTGACTTAAACACTTATGGCGAAATTAAAGAGTTTTGCCATCACCTCTTGGATACCGCTTTTGCTGAGATGGAAATGGATGAAATCATCGCCTATCTAACGGAAAACAGCTATAGCGACGAGATTATCGAGCGCTACGAAGAAGAGAAATCAGAAGCCGCCTGAGTGCGGCTTTTTCATGCCCGCATATCAACAGAGATTCACGAGTCTCTATCGCTATGCAATCACACACAACATAAGGAACCAGCCCATGATGCAACTAAGCCTCGCGGGTAGCGGCGTCATGTCCGCTTTTTATCCCGCTGAATCCGAATTATCCAAACGTGTTCGCCGTCTTATTCGTGCTGTTCGTAAGCAACTGGAGGCGTTATGCAAAACACATTAACCGTTATTCGCCAGTGCGTAACTCCAGGAATGCTGGTTATTCACCACGGAAAGCCATGGAGAGCAGCAGTTAACAAAGACGGCAAGTTGCACATCCACACACTGACCGAAGCTAAGCCACTTAAAGACCTGCTGGTAGATATCGTGCTTAACCATAAAAACGAGCCGGAGATTATTTAGTGAGCATTACAGATACCTGGTCAGACGATGCGTTTATTCGCCTTATGCAGGACATGCTCAATCAGCAGAAAGAACAGGAGAAAGATAATGATTCCTACAGACTTAGCCAGAACGCCAGAATTAAGCAGGATAAAACGTCAGTATCACCTGACTGAGGCAATGTACTGGCGTAAGGCCGGTGATAAGTCGATGAAGTCCTTCTGTCTTGATATGGCTCGTCGTGAACGAATGAATAAAGGCGAGTTCCTGGCTAATCCTTCCGAACTACCATTCTGAGGTGTTTATGGATTTGAATGATTTTGATGCGCCATTCGCTGCTGACGATATTGAATGGCGCATCCAGCAAAGCGGCAAAACGCGAGATGGTAAAGTCTGGGCAATGGTGCTCGCGTATGTGACCAACAGGGCAATCATGAAGCGCCTTGATGATGTGTGTGGAAAGGCTGGTTGGCGAAACGAATATCGGGATATACCGAACAACGGCGGTGTTGAATGCGGCATATCTATCAAGATTGATTCCGAATGGGTAACAAAATGGGATGCCGCTGAAAATACACAGGTGGAAGCTGTTAAAGGTGGTCGCTCAGGTGCAATGAAGCGCGCAGCTGTTCAATGGGGGATTGGTCGGTATCTCTATAACCTTGAGGAAGGTTTTGCGCAGATATCCAGTGATAAGAAACAAGGATGGCACAGGGCCAAACTGAAGGATGGAACAGGATTTTACTGGCTCCCTCCATCGCTGCCGGACTGGGCCATGCCAGCATCATGCAATCAACCATCACCAGAAAATACCAACCAGAAATCTCCATCGGTTGACTGCGAACAAATCCTGAAAGACTTCAGCGATTATGCAGCAACAGAAACTGACAAGCAAAAGCTAATTGAGAGATATCAGCATGACTGGCAATTATTGGCTGGTCACGATGATGCGCAGACAAAATGCGTTCAGGTAATGAACATCAGAGTTAACGAACTAAAACAGGCGGCATAAATGGCTAGTAGAGGCGTAAATAAGGTGATCATCTTAGGCCGGGTCGGACAAGACCCGGAGGTTCGTTATTCACCATCAGGGACGGCGTTCGCTAACCTGACAGTCGCTACATCAGAGCAGTGGCGAGATAAACAGACTGGCGAACAGAAGGAGCTAACTGAATGGCATCGCGTAGCGGTTGTCGGAAAGCTTGCTGAGGTAGTAAGTCAGTATGTCAAAAAAGGCGATCAGGTTTACTTCGAAGGGATGCTACGCACTCGGAAATGGCAAGACCAGTCAGGCCAAGACCGCTACACCACGGAAGTCCACGTTGGCATTAATGGCGTGATGCAGATGCTAGGCGGCACTGGTGACAGCAAACAGCAAGCAGCCAGTAAGCAGCCGCGGAAACATCAGCAATCAGCGCCCCAACACAGCGAACCGCCGATGAACTTTGATGACTCAGACATTCCTTTTTAGGAGTAAGCATGAAGACCTGTTCCAGATGCAATCAGCAGAAGGAAGAAAGGGACTTTCAAATAAGAAGAGCATCCAATGATGGATTAACTGCCGCATGCCGTGTTTGCCTTGCTGAGTACGACAAAGAGCGCGCGGGATTGCCACATCGAGTATCGGCCAGGAGGGATTATCAATCCTCAGATCGCGGTAGAGAACGATGTAACGCAGCCAAAAAGCGGTTTATTAAGCGCAACCCATGGAAAAGAAAAGCCCACATAATCGTGGGCAATTTTTTGCGCGATGGGAAGCTAACTCGACCATCACGGTGCGAGTGCTGCGGATCCGAATGTAAACCTCAGGCTCACCACTGCGACTACGGTAAGCCTACCGATGTGATGTGGCTATGCAAATCCTGTCATGTCGAATGGCATAAACATAACAAACCAATCTATCCGGACGAGGCACCGGTAACTCTTCCCTTCCCTCGTCACGCTATCCACGCCATTTAATCAGGAGCATCAAATGTCGGCACCTCTCACCGGGGCGGGATATCTGCGCCCACCAAAGCGATCAGGCACTAAAGAAGAGGTGCTGGCTCGTTGCTTTTCAGCTATCGCTAATGACGATTTCCAGAAGCCGACCATGGAAGACAGGCTTCTGGAGTTGCACGAAAAGGAAGTCTGGTACGCCAACTTAGAAGCGTCATTCAGGCCGGGATGGGTGGTAGTTGGACCTGTAGAACCTGATTACGTTGATGACCGTATGCGTAAGTATCGCGGTCGTTACGGACAAGTAAGGAGCGACTGATGAAAGTCTGGAGCATAGAAGAACTATCAGCGCTCATGCGCTACACCAACGCAGAAGTAGCAGAGATTACCGGTCGGAGTATCGAAGAGGTCGGAGATAAGCGGCTGGCTGTGAATATTGAGCGCAACAGGTGGGATGTGAGAAATCCTGAACGGGAGGAAGCATGACTGATTACACCGGAAGTAACACGCCAGCAGATCAGCGTGATTTGTGGCGTACACCACCGGCACTGTTCGCAGCACTGGATGCTGAATTCTGCTTTCAACTTGACGCAGCAGCAGCGCCGCACAACACGCTGTGCCGGAAGTTCATCACCGCCGAGCAGAACACGCTGGAAACATCCTGGGCTGATTATCTGAATGTACCTGGCTACGTCTGGCTAAATCCACCTTACAGCGACATCACACCTTTCGTGAAAAAGGCGGCCGCCGAGAGCAGAAATCAGATCGGTACGGTGATGCTTGTTCCGGCAGACACTTCGGTTGGCTGGTTCAAGGAAGCTATCCAGACCGCCAGCGAGGTTCGCTTCATCACCGCCGGGCGGCTGGCATTTATCAACCCGGTCACCGGTAAGCCAGTCAGCGGCAATAACAAGGGAAGTATGCTCATCATCTGGCATCCGTACCCGCGCACACACTGCCACTTCGCAACTGTGGAGCGGGACGAGCTAATGACTTTCGGAGCGAAACTTCTCGCTCGACGGGAGGCAGCATGACGCTAACCAAACGAATCACAAGGTCGCTATGTCGGCCTTTTTATTTTCTCGCGTTCACCTTCAACCGAATTAACCGACAGTTCATGGAGCACTGATTATGAGCGGAAAAAATAGCATGAAGTGCTTATTTGGGCTTCATCATTGGAATGTTATCCAGCAGACAAAAAAACAATATTACAGAACAGAATCATCGATAGAACCTTATTTAATAACCTTCCTTTTTGTTAGTCGCTGTGATCATTGCGGGAAGATTACTTACAAAGAAATACGCTAGGAAGAAGGTATAAATCATGACATCAGAAATCATCGATCAGGCCAGCGCTCTCGAAGAGATGATGCGCGACCATGCTATTCAGGCTCACAGACTCAACCACTCAGCAGTATCAGCAACGCACTGTGAGGAATGCGGGGATCTACTCAGTAACGAGCGCCGGAAAGCGTATCCGTGATGCACGATGTGCGTTAGCTGCCAGGGTGAGCAGGAATTGCGGAATAAGCAGCGAGGTGGGTGATGGCAGCCTATTACAACGAGATTGATTCGTATGCAGCGCAATGGCTGCGGAACCTGATCGCCGGCGGTCATATCGCACCGGGCGAAGTTGATGAAAGGAGTATTGAAGATGTCACACCTGACGACCTGCGAGGATTCACGCAGTGCCACTTTTTCGCCGGAATTGGCGTCTGGTCACATTCCCTCCGCCTCGCAGGATGGCCTGACGATAAGCCAGTCTGGACAGGCTCCTGTCCGTGCCAGCCTTTCAGCGCGGCAGGCAAAGGCGATGGGTTTGCTGACGAGCGGCACTTATGGCCCGCTTTCTTCCACCTCATCAGCGAGTGCAGACCTCAGCACGTCTTTGGCGAACAGGTTGCAGCAGGTAACGCAAATGTATGGTTCGACCTTGTACAAGCAGACCTGGAAGGAATGGGATACGCCTTCGGGCTTGTGCCGTTTACGTCAGCGGGCATCGGTGCGCCGCACATTAGAGAGCGAGCTTACTGGGTGGCCAACGCCAGTAGCGAATACGAACCCGCAGCCAGAAACGAAGCGGGGCTTGCAACATGTCTCCGGAGCGGCGCGGCTGTCGGACTGGCCAACTCCGCAGGTGAGCAATATCACCAACGCGACGACCGTGCAAATGAGCGGGGATGGTCGAGCAACTCCGAACAAAATCGGGTGGGCAGCGGCGTTGGCGGGATGGGTTACGCCAACAACTCGCGACTGGAAAGACACATCAGGAATGACAGCGCAGCGGGATGGGAAAGAACGACTGGATCAGTTGCCGAGGCAGGCTTACACAGCAGGCCCCTTGAGGTTAACGGTTTTTGGCGAGATGCGGACTGGCTCTTTTGTCGAGATGGGCAATGGCGTCCAGTTGAATCCGGCACATTCCCGCTGGTTGCAAGGTTTGCCAAAAGCCTGGGACACGGCAAGTCCTCATTACGAGCAATGGCAGGCCGCAACCGCACAGGCCGACTTAAGGGTTACGGTAACGCTATAAACGCACAGGCGGCAGCCGCTTTCATTGGTGCTTACATGGAGACTGCCAATGTTCCAGCTAATTCAACGGGGCCAGATATACGCTGACCAGCATAACTGGCTCGTCATCATCCACTCAGTCACATCACAGATAGTCCGCTACTGGCGACAAGGCCGGGTCAACACCGCTTCAATCGACCGCTTTAACCAAGATTTCGAATATCTCGACTTTCACGAGGCGAGACGTATTCGTGCCGAACTTGAAACTAGCGAACACATTAAATCGCTACGTGCAATGCAGCGCGTGGCATGAGGAGAGAGTATGGCTTTTGTATCCGTTCGAGAATTCGCCATTAAAGCGCTCGGCAGAGAGGCCGAGCAGCCAAACGTAGTGTTCAGAATTTCCAAGTCAGGATCAGCTAATGGAAGATTTAATAAATCCTGCCCGTTTAGAGGTCATCGCGTCGACTTTCAAATTGATGAGCATTCAAAAAAAATTCGGGTCAGAGCTGATGATTCTGGCCTGTCAGTACATAAAGGGACAGGACAGTTTTCCGCGTCAAAGGAGGTATTTAAAATTCTTGGCCCTCAGAAGATTTTTATTACCGAGTCGGATGACGGTTGGTGGTATGGAAGCTACGACTGACGCAACTGATAGCCAGTTATGAGCTGGCTATTGGGTGCGAATGCACTGCCACGTTATCCCCCATTTGCCCGGCCACAGTGCCGGGTTCTTTTTGCCTGGCTTCCAGGTTCGATTTCCAAACGCGAGACCAAACCTATGCGAGAACTCCGAGACGACTCACTCATTGACATGAAGTTTATGATGGGAGATGCTGGTTTCACTGACCGGTACTTCTATAAACAAATCCAGAAGGGAAACCTCCCTCCTCCGATCAAGTACGGCAGATCATCGCGCTGGCTTTATGCCGATTATCTCAAGTGGAAAAACCACGCTCTTCCCCCAGTTGAAAATGCATCGTGAACGCCATTTGCGGGCATAACAACGGGCACAATTTTCTTCACATCAGAAATTCCCCATAAATCCCCTGCACTTATCGAATCCATTAGATGTCTGCAGGGGACACCATTGATACCCAGGACATTCTCTTCTTGCTGCATAGCCTTTCGAGCGGTTCCCCTTTCATGTTGCTTTTATTGCCCCTATGCAACATCACCGGACATGCCATACGTTCAGCAAAAAGTCGTCATCGGCCGGTTATGACCGATGACATGCTGATGTGGTCTAGAAGCGGTACTGCAACCCCGCGGTAACCGTATAGTTATTATTAGCTATACCTGCGGCATCGCCACCAAAATACGCCTTATCACCGCTGGTTTTATCTATGATTTGCGTACCGCCCTTACCTTCTTCATATTTACTGTAAGCGAACTCAGCAAAGATTTTTGCATTACTGGTAATATAATATCCGGCGTCAATAGAAGCGCCATAATATCGTGAATTTTCCGTTTTTTCACGGAAGGTAAGTTTGCGCATGTAGTGTTCGTCATTATCATGCGCATTTACCCAGTCGCTGTATTTAAACAGTACATTACACTCAAAGTCATTAATACGATAATCACCCGCCAGCCCGATATAGGGCATTTCGAAACGCTGGCTATAACCTATGCCGCGCACGCCATGAGGAAAGTTACCAATATACCGACCATTATCATAAATATAAGACCCGCCTCTTGCCGTCCAGCTAAAACGGGTTTCCTGATAGCCCGCTGTCACGCCCGCCTTGTAGTTATCGCCCTGCAATAACCAACCTTTCACGTTCAAATCGTATTCATTAGCATAGTTGGCGCTGGTGTCCGGATGAATTGAACGATCGGTCCAGCCAGGCTGCTCACTGCTCATCCAGTCATGGTCAACCATATGACCCGATCCCGACGCCAAAGACGTCCAGCCGCGGGCGTCCAGCGTCATGAACGAATAGGGTTCCCATGAGAAATCCCCCTGCAACGTGGCGACATTTTTTATTTTCCAGTCCAGTTGACTAATCTTCCGCCCGGTGTCGGTATCATAAACCAGCTCCCTGGATTTACCATTTAACACTCCCACGGAAAGGGATGTCGTAACGCTATCAGAAGAGACGTCCGGAATAAATAAGGTAGACTCCGCATAAACCGACTCAGAAAATACGGCGATCATCATTACTGCAATAGCATGTTTTTTCAT